GACCGGCCCCGTGCCCACCTTCGCGGCGAACCGGGCGGTGGTGTCGGTGACCCCGCCGACCATCATGGAAATCATCGCCATCAGAGCCCCACCGCCGATCGGGACAGCCGGATCCGTGTGCCCGCGGTCCAGGACCTGGAGACCCCATTCACACCCCGCACCACCGTCCACGTCTGCGGGCTGGTAGTGCCGGTGATGCCGGTCACCCGCACCACCTCACCACCCAGCCACGCGTTGAACGGAAACTCCGTCGAGTGGGTGGCTGTGGTGATCCACGTCCGATACCCCGAATCCGTCGCCACCACAAGAGACGTGCCCGACGCCGTCACCAACGAGGCCAGCTCCGACCCGCTGGTATCCGCACGCCCCAAGATCCGGTCACCCAGCACAAACACCGACCACGGCCCAGCCGGGGAGCAGGTGAAGGTGATGTCCCACCGGCCGACGCCGAAGGTTTCCTTGTAGCCCATGACCAGCAGATCGAAGCCGTCCGGCCCGTAATAGTCCGGCGTGTTGATGATCCGGATACGGCTGCCGATATCGATCAGCAGCACCGTGTCGATCAGCCCCTGAAGGCGCGGATTGCCCATCTTCAACGTCAGCTGGGGAACACGCATCTCATCGACGGTGGCCACATGCAGACGCCATCCGGCCTGGTCGGGCAGCTGGGCGTCGCTATCGACGATCGTGTCCACGGACACGTCGTACTTGCCGATACCGTCCGGAGGATCCTGCACCGACAAGCGCCCGGTGGCCAGAGTCGATGTCGCCTCCGACCCCTCACGCCGCTTGGCCGTCACCTCATTCTTGACGCCTTTATCGTCATCGATCGGATCGAACGGCTCGAACACCTCACCATTGGCCCAGTCCAGGGTCAGCGCAACGGTTTGGTTGTACAGGGTCTCCCTGGCCTGGTGCTCCAAGCCAAGAACATCACGCTGCTCCGTGAGCAGGCCCATCTCGGTGGCCGCAGCCTGCCGGATCAGGTCCAGTGCGGTACCAGCGGGATACGGGCCCAGGCGCTCCTCGGCAGGGCCGGTGATCTCCAGCGGGATGTCTTCCTGACCCACCAGACGGTTGAGGAAGTTTCGGGTGGTCTGTCCCCGCAGGCCCGTGGTAGACGACTGGGCGCCGGTCGTCGCATCACCCGACCCGGTGTAGGCGCTGTGATCCAGCACGCCCCAGGCGGTGATGTGGCCGATCGACATGCCCGACACGCCGTCACCGAAGGTCGTGTTGATACGGGAGAACTGGCCCGCGCTGGTGGATACGATGGTGCCGGAGCTTCCCGAGCTATCGCCTCCGTCCGGGTCCTGCCAATCGAAGAAAACATTCAGATCCGCGCCGCTCTCCTGAGCCCGCACCCGCAGGAGCCGCCAGGCGTTCAGCAGGCCGGGTTCGCCCGCGCTGATAGCCGCCTCGTGGGTGGTGGAGAAGCTGGTGAGCTGGGCGCCATCTTCGTCGTAGATTCGCGCCCTCATCCGATGGTTCCCAGCGTCCAGCAGCAGGGATATCTTCCACCGCTCAGCCGTTGATCCAGTCGTAACGAACTGGATGATGGTGTGCTCGTTCGCATCATCGGGGTAGTCGTTTTCGTTGATGCGGAACATCATGTTGACCGACCAGAATCCGGTCTCCGTGCCGGGTACTGCAGCGCTGGACATACGCGCGCTGTCGGTGATCTTCGGCAGCGGATCGGAGCCGATCACATCGGAGTCTTTGGCGAACTCCATCCCGGAGACAGTGAGCGTCCCGCCCGTACCCGTCAGAGTCGCATCGGCAGCCTGAGTATCGCCCTGAGTGCCCTCTTCCAGAGGCCAGTAGACCATGGGGAACAGCTGCGGGATGTGACGCCGCATCGTGGATTTCAGCGGCTTGGTGCCCTGCCCCATACGGCGCAGCAGACCAGCCGGAGCGACAGGAGTGGTGACGTCGTTACCGGACTCGTCTGTACGCCGAGGTGGCCAGGCGGGGATCTCCGCGCTGATGCGGACTACGCCGGTGTCTTCGGTCGGGTCGCGTACCTCGAGGTCCCCTGCGTGCACCTCGAACGGGAAGGTCGTGAGCGTCGCGTTGGTGACGCCTCGGTAGCCGATTTGGCCCGAGGTGTAGGTCTCGTCATACGCCTGTGAGTGCCACGCTTTCGGCTCGGTGGTGCCGTCGGTCCACACACGCATGCGCAGCTCGGCGCCGATGCACTGCACCCGCACGCGCAAGGCCACCCCGGGCTCGTAGGTGAGACCGGCCACGGCCTGCGCAGTGGAGAGCGTTGTCGTCGCTGTGCCGTCGATACGGGTGATGTTGGTGTCGACGTGGAGGCCCTCGCCGGCGGCCAGGCCGGTGCCTGTCAGGAGCTTGGTCTGGAATTCGTACCAATTGTGGTTAGTTGAGTCCAGGTGGCCCATGAATGACATGGACACCGACGTGCCGCCGGAGTTGCTGACGGCAGCATTATCCGTGGCGACGGTGAACGTCGCTTCGAAATCGGACTCATCCACGGCTGCCAGGCGGATGAACCTCGAAGAGTTTGCGGCACTCAGCGTGAGCTGACCGGTACCACCTGAGACCGCGAAGTCAGAGGAAGAAGGCGATATCCCGAACGGGTCGTAGATCGTCCAGGTCTCGCCCGAGTCCGCGTCGCCCCAGCCGTTGATTTCCGTGCGGGCGAAGGTGTCGAAGATGCCTGCCGCCGGGTCTGCGGGAACATCATCCACCCGCAGCCGGAACTCAGTGTTGCGGCCGATCTTCCCGAACAGGCTGCTTTGCGGATCCCGGGGGGAGAGTTCCCCGTCCCGGTTATCGATGACGACACTGGCCTTACCCGGCTGGGAAATGCTCCCTTCACTGCTCATGCCCCGCGTGACGCTCACCGGAGAGCCTTCGCGCATCGAGACGGCCTGCCATGCGCCGTCCACCAGGATCTCGCCCGTCAGTGTCAGCGGCCAGCTCGTCAACTCTCAGCCCTCTCCCAGCTCGACGACGGAGCCGTTACCGACGTTCCGCACGATGGACTTGAAGAAGTCGACGAAGGCGTCCTCGCCGCCGGTCACATCGAGCACCACGCGCGTCGTCACCGGCTGCACCTTGCTCACCGACGGAGCCTGCACGGTGCTGATCATGCTCTCCAGACGAGACAGCGGCAGGATCGCCTCATCCTCGCGGCCTTCGCCGACCATGGCCAGCGTCGGCCCGGTAGCAATACCACCCTCCGCCAGGAACGGGATGAACGGGATGAACGGGATACTCACGCCCGGCAACCGGTTCGCGCCACCGATCAGCGAGTTGATCCCACCGATCGCCCGGTTGATCAAACCGATCGCGCCGTTCAGCGCCGACCTGAGCCCGCTCGTGATGCCCCCCCACATGCCGGAGAAGAAGCCTCCGATCCGATCCACCGCATTGGATACCTTGCTGGTGATGGCGGCCCATTGCCGGCTGACCCACCCAGTTATGGAACCCCAGTTCCTGATGATGATCACGAGCGGATTGAAGTCGAAGAGAACGGTCTTGATGACGCCGATCGCACTCCGGACTATCCCCATGATCGCGTTCAAGACGACAGCAATGACGCCTTTAATGCTGCCCCAGACGGCCTCAGCTTTGCCCTTGATCCAATCCCACAGTTGCCCAAGCTGCTGCTTGGCCCAGTCCCACTTAAGGATCAGGAGGACAACGATGGCGATCAAGGTGATGATGCCGAGAACAATCCACGTGATCGGGTTCGCGAGCAGCGCGATCGTCCACGCGATCGTCGCCGCCGTCAGCACCAGGAAAATCTCTGCCAACACGATCATCGCCGGAATCACCGCCGCCTTGATCAGCCCCTGGTGCTCCCGGAAGAACTCACCGACCCGTATCAGCACCGGCAGCAGCAGCTCACCCAGAGTGTTCTGCACGGTGCGCATCACCGCGTCGAACTGCTGCGCCGGATCACCCTCCATCGCAGCAATCAGATCCTGCATAGACCCGCCCGCGTTATCCAGCCCGGCCGATGCCGCCGCACTCGCGGGATCCAACGCGAACAGCGCATCACCCATGACATTGGCCGGATCACCGAACAACGCCGCCGCCGCGTTCAACTTGGTCTGCTCATCCGTCGTACCCCGCAGCGCGTCCAGCGTCTCCTGCAAGGCACCCTCGGCGTGCTTGCCGCCCTTGCCGATCTTCGCGGCCATGTCGTCCGCGCTGAGCCCGATCGAAGAGTAGGCATCGTCCACGGCGGTGCCGCCGGCCAGGGCCCGCTCACCGAACTGCCCGATCGCGTCGGCTACCTGGTCGGCATCCCGCGCGCCATTGTTCAGCGCCTGGGAGATCAGCCCCATCGACGTCTGCCCATCCAGACCAACCCGGCGGAACTGCGTCGAGTACTCCTCCATCGTGGGCAGCACGTCATCCCGCAGTTCGGCAGGAATCGACTGCATAGTCTTGGTGATCAGGTCGAAGCCCTCGGTGGCGTCGGCGACCAAGTCCGTCTTGATGAGCTTGCCGACCGCGCCCGTCGCGTCGGCGACATCAACCTTGAACGTCTTCGACAACGCCAAAGCGGAAGCTGACATCTCCTCCAGTTCGGCATCGGTGAAATCCCCCAGGTCCCCGATGGACGTGTGGACACCGCCCAGCGCCTCAGTGACATCCGCCATCGAGTCACCAAAACCCCGACTGAACACATCCCCCGCAACATCGCCCGCACGCTGCGCCTCCACCTCGGTCAGCCCGAGTTGGTTCTGGAGGCTGGTCTGTGCGGAGGCGATGTCCATGGCCCCCTCGATGCCGAAAGAGAACGCCGCGCCCACCGCCGCGCCCGCGATGCCGGCGCCAGCGGCCACACCGGCGAGGCCACGGTTGACACGGGCCCCGCCCTCCACCGTGTCATCCTGGATACCGATACGGACGAGGAGCTCATCGAGGACGGTTGCCATCTGATGTGCTCCCTTCGTCTTGCCGGTCGTACTCGGACTGGATGCCCTTGATCATGTTGAGTAGTTGCCGCCCGGTCTTACGCCGGGCTTTCCGACTCCACTGCATCAAGTGATCTTTAAGCTTCGGCTTGCGGCCCTTCCGCATGTTCGGTGCCGCAATGTCCATCCCCAGCCGTGCGGCGACCATGTCCAGACGGTTCGGGGTGATGGGCCCGTACAGGTTCTGGTAGGCGATCAGACGGATCATTTCGTCCTCCCAGAAACGCTCCAGTACCTCACCGGGAGTCATCTGGAATGCGACGGCCAGGTCATACTGGATCTTCAGCTCTGGCCGGTCGAGAAATCCTCTTCAGCCTTCTTGATCTTCTCAACGAAGTCAGTCTCAGCTTCATCGCCGGACAGGTACTTGCACAGGTTGAACAAGCCGTTGACCGCACCTGCGTCGCTCTTGTCCAGCCACGCGACACCCTCCCGCAGGTCCGGGAAGACCAGCTCATCCGTCTCCGGATCGTGCAACGCCTTCGCGACGATCCACGCCTTGTTCGAGGTGATCGACATCTCTGCCGTGTCCTTCTTGCCCGGCGTCATGTGTAGCTTGTTCAGCCGGTTCTGGTACTGCTCCCAGTCGCCCGAGGGCAGCCCACGCACACGGAACGTGCCGCCGTCGAACTGCAGCACCTCCACATCCTCGAACTTCGGCCCGTTCCCAGCGGCGTTGACAATGAGATCTTTCAGGCTGCCCATGCGTAACTCCCTTAGCCGGTGGCCGTCAGAGTCGGCTTGCCGGAAATCTTGACGGTCACCTCGCGCTCCATACGGTCATCCACGGGAAAGCTGTCACCCAGGCTGGTGATCAGCGCGGAGAATTCCCACGTGTGCTCATCAGCATCACCGGGGAGAAGCACCACCTGGTAGTCCCGCAGACCGTCTTCCTCGAAGTCAGCGTCGAGCGCCTTATGCCCGGAGTCGCCCGGGTTGTAGTTCAACGTGATGCTGACCTCGCCTCCGTCCTTGAGCCCTTTGACGAACTCCCGGTACTGGTCCGGGCTGTCGTGGGCGGTGACCTCGATGGCCTCCCGCTCCCGCTCCGGACCGGAGAGATCGGACACGTTGGCGATCTTCACGAAGCTGCCGCCGCCCGTGGAGTCCCGCTTGAACTCCGTACCAAAGGCATCTATGCCAGCCACGATTCACTTCCCCAGCTTGTAGACGGCGACGGTGATGTCCGCCGCAGAGTCGCTGTAAGTGATCGTGGCCCGGCCGGTCGAGCCCCGGAACAAGCTAGTCAGGGGGATGATCCCGTAGTTCGCCGTGGTGACGACCAGCGTCGCCTGCGCGATGGCGTGACCATCGACAGTGCCCGGCGTGTCGATGGTCACGGTCCGCGTCTCAGAGATGTGGGCATTGAGCACGAGCAGGAAGTGGGCGGGCCCGATTTCCGCTGTGTCGCCACCGGAGGCAGCGGCGGTCAGGTCTGTGTCGAGGTCGGGGCGCCCCGTGACAGTGGCGATCTCAATAGTGGTCAGGTCGGCCATGATCCCTATCTCCTTAGCTGTTCGAGGTCCAGATATCGACGCGGTCCACGCGATGCCGCACCGACCGGTCCGCGTCAGGCACCTTGCGGGACTCCATATGCCGCACCATCCACACCGTGTGCCCCGCAACGAACGGGTTGAGGGTCTTATGCGCGTGATCCAGCAGCGCCACCAGACGCGCCCCGACCGTGTTGTCGGGCCTGCTGTTACGGCCCCGCACATCCCCCCGCGCGAACGTGTGGATGCGGGCGGTCACCCTGCGGCCCGGGTCGTCGTGCGTACCGTCCGGAATCGACGTCAGCTCCGGCACCACCACAAACGGGTACTGGCGGGCGTTCAGCTCCGGCATCTCATCCAGGACATCCATCACCGTCTGCATGACCTCCGGGTCAGAGCGCAGCAGCTCCCACAGCCCGGACTGCACCGCCTGCGCCGGATCAGTCGTCGTCAACGCGGAAGCACCCCCTTCACGTCCTTCGCGACCCTCGCCGCGTAGCGCTGCTCCGCCCGCTCCAGCGCGGGCTGCACATAGGGCTGCGCCGTCATCCGCGCGGTGCCCAGTTCCACGGGCGCCGCGTGGTCGGCATCTACGCGGACGATGCCGCCGCCGTCCGGCTCCTCATCCACATGCACGGAGTCCCGCAGCTCACCGGTATCGACCGGCGCGCCCTGCGAAATGTCCACGCCCAGTGCCAGCAGCTCCTCATCCGCGGCCTGCTGCGCGGCCTCGGACATGTCTTCGGCAATGTGGTCGATGCGGGCCGTGAGCTGCCGGATGCCGATCACGTCGGTGCGTTCTCTGCGCGCCATGTCAGATCGCCCTCTTCCTGACCTTACGGCCGTACTCGGTGCGGGCCTGCTTCCGCAGATCAGCCAGCCCAACGCCGCGGACTTCCCGCTCGCCCTCACCCGCGCCGATCGTGCGCGCGTAGGCAGTGCGTTCCTGCACGAGGCGGGTCATGGCTTCGGCGATCGTCAGGTCGCGGATGAGGGGCGGCACATGGTGCCGGGTGACCGGGGCGGCGGTGGAGTGCGCGGCGGCGGTGGTGCCCAGCGCGCCACGGACGACCGTCAGCAGCCGCGATACGAACACGTTCGCGTTGTCCAGGTGGGATTCCAGGGTGGTGCCGTCCCAGGCCCGCTTCACCACAAGGTCGTTCGCGGCGATGTCGACGATGAGCATCCGCTCCCCGCCGATCAGAATCGTCTCCCCCTCGTGGAACGTGCTGCCGTCATCGACGGGGATCGTCGTCGATGATGCCGAGGACACTGCAGCGGTCAGGTCCTCACCGGAGTCGAGGAACGCCCGCCCGGTCACCGCCATCCGCTCGTCACCGACACGGATCAGATCACCCACCCCGACCAGGGAACCGTCCGTCACATCCACATCGGTCTCCGACGCATCGAGTTCCTCGGCGAGTGCGCCGGCACTCTCGTCTTCGTCCCAGTAGCCGAAGAGCCCGGTGATCGATATGTCGCGCTGGTGGGTGTCTCCGCCGCCGAAGGCCGCGTTGGAGTCGAGGTCGATCTCGATGTGTGTGAAGGGGGGTTCGTCGCGCTGGTCGGATCGGCGCAGGAAGAAGTCTGCCGCGTCGATGGTGGTGCCGCCGGATGCCAGGGTGGTGACGGAGATGAGGGTGTTGGTGTCGAGCCACAGCCGCCACGGGCGGGCGTACTGCCTGTTGGGCCAGTCGAAGAAGCGGGTGGCGATCTCGGGGTAGAAGCGGCGGTGACACAGGCCCTCAACCGAGTCGCTGGCGGAGTGCAGTGCGCGGTAGATCTGCGTTTCGGCGCGGGCGGTCTCCAGTACGTCGAGGGCGTTCTTGATGTCCTCGACGTTGGCGTAGGTCATTCCGTCGCGCTGCACTGCTCCTCCTCTCCAAGGGCTGCTGATGAGCTGCATAAACTGGAGTGGTGATCGCCACCTGTCACTCCCTACAGCGCTCCGTGGGTTATGTAAAACTCCATGGTCCCGGACTTCGAGACACCCGCGCCGGTGATGCTCAGGCTGTACCCGCCGCCGTGTATGAACTGGCGGAAAAATATGCCCTTCGCGGCGTTGTAAGAGTAGATCGAGTGGTGTGATCCGGCCGTGTTGGACTTGTCCAGGCCCTCTTCGTTGAGGACGTCCACGCCGTGCTGATCGCACAGCAGGGTGACGTCATAGAGGTTGCTCGGCTGGGCCGCACCAGTACCGGGGGAGAACGTTGCCGCGATGCCTCCCCCGTGGATCAGATCGTGGCTGATGCCACTGACCACACCGGACGCGTCCGACGTCCACGCGTACGTGTACCGGTAGATCAGTGATCCGACGCTTGAGCTGCTAAAAACGATGCTGCCAGCCACTGCTGCCCCCGGCTATCAGTCGCTGTCAGGCCCCGACGTAGGATCCGTCTTCTCGCCAACCGTCAAACGTGCAGAAGAGGATTCCGTCCGGGCCTTCGCGGAGCGGCTCCCCGTCATTCGGACAGGCTTCCGGCGGGCGGGTTTGCTCGGCTCGGAGCTCGTCGGCGGCTTCGCGGATGATGCTGATGAGCTGCTCCCAGGCGATGACTCCTCGCCTCCCTCCAGCGGCACCGAGTCCGGTGCATAGGCCTCGTCAGGCACTGGCGGCAGAGCCTCGCCCGGAGTCGCCTCCAGCAGAGGCGCCACGTGCTTAGGCGCCGCTCCGGCCTCCGGCGAGGGCACGGTCTTGTTCGACGCACCACCGTGGCGGGTGATCTTCGCCATCGGGTCCCCCTCCTCGTGGAATTCCGTGTTGTGGCAGCGGGGGCACAGGAACAGGGCCACCCGATACTTCGTCGTGCACACCGTGCACACCCACAGCGCCATCAGCTGATCCCCACCATGGGTGCGGTGTAGCCGTACAGAGTGGTGACCTCGGCGGCCGACAGTTCCTTGCCGCAGATGAACGGCAGGGCGATCCGGCCGTGGAACTCTGTTGCGGGTGTCGCGGTCACTCCGGTGGCGCCCACCAGGAGCGGCGTGGCCGTGTCCTCCATGGCCACATACGCGCCCGCCTCCGTGGTGGAGCCGTCGTTCGCCGACTGCCCGTCGACATACAGGCGCACGTCCGGGGCGGTCTCCGTGCCGTCGTAGGTAGCCACCACGAATACCCACTGCCCGATGGTCAGCGCCGAGTCGGACACGGCGATCTCCGACGCGGAAGCGGACGCGTCGTGCAGCTCCAGCGACAGGTCGCCGTTGGAGTCGATGAACAGCTGCCACTCTTCTGCGGTGGCGTTGTACTTGGAGATGATCGCGTTGCTCACGACAGCGTTCGGGCGGATCCATGCGCCCACGGAGAACGCCGAGTCGACGGTCCCGTTGCCGAAGGTGTAGGCCGCGTTGTCGACCCCCGACAGGTGCAGGTTCCCCGACGGGTTGAAGTGGTACGAGTGCAGTCCCGACGGCAGCTCGATGGGGGCGAACTCGCTCTGCAATGTGACCGCGCCCGCCTCGTCCGACGAGGTCAGGTCGCCCACCGATATCCCGGACACGAGGCTGCCCGTGGCGTCCCAGAACGGCCACAGTGACGACTTGGTGGTGCCGAGGACCGTCAGAATGTCATTCAGACGACCCTCAGTCCCACGGTTGTAGACGGCCATTAGGCCGCCGCCACCAACGTCGCACCATCGGTGAGCGGAATCCACGTGCAGTAGAACGTGATACCGCCATCGACTGACGTGCCGCCGACCGTCTCGATCTCGCCAGTCGTGACAACCCAGTCAGTGAGAGCAGGGCCGCCACGGGAGAAGTCGATCGTGCCGTCGCCCTGAGCCAGGACGCCGATGGTGGTACCGGCCACCGTGTCGGTAGTGCCCAGGTCGGTCGCCGTGACGAGGACCGCGGTGTCCCCGGTCGTCGGGTCAAGCTGCAGGTTGATCGTCCCGGTGGTGTCGGTGGTAATGACAGTGGTGACCTTGGCCCACAGTGCCGTGATCAGCACCTCCCCGCCCGCGACGGTGAAGAGTTGGAACGTTGTGGCCGACAGAGTCGGTACGGCCTTGGAGACGACACCGCGCCCGAGGAGAAGCGTGCGCAGCTCGTTGCCCTGAATCAGGGTGCTCATCAGTCGGTCTCCTTATCAGGTCAGCAGGGCTGCGATGTTGTGCGGGGCGCGCTGGACGTCCAGGTCCCGGACAAACGCCAGGACTGTGAGGGTCTTGTCCCCAGCGCCGAGGTCAGGAACGTTCACCAACAGCCACTCGAAGCCGTCAGACAGCTGTGTCGACTCGACCTCGAACACCAAGATGTTCTGCTCGATGTCCGTCTCCGCAGCCGCTGCGACCGCGATCGCAGCCCCCGCGGCCTGCTCGACGTGAGTCCACGTCTCCGAGTTGTCCATGGTGACCGCGGACTTGTACCAGTAGTCGGTGATGACGGCGAGGTCTTGGGCTGTGCCGCTGGAGGAAGCGTCGGCTTCCTGCAGGGTGACCTCGATGTCGTCGCCGCCGGTTGCGACGCCGCCGACGAAGACGAAGGTGACGCCGGCGGCGTTCTTCATGTGGATGCGCTTGCCGGTCACGGCCCCGTTGGTAGCTGCGGGGGGTGCGATGAGTCCGATGTCGAACAGTCGGCCGAGGGCCTGCATGGTGGTGCCTTCCTGGAGGGGGTTGAGTGCCTCTTGGGATCAGGCCCGAGCGGGGGTGTTAATGCCCGCCCGGGCTGGCGTTGAGTACGCGGAAGCCCCCGCCGAAGATGGCGAGGGCCTTAAGTTCTTGATCAGGCGCGGGCCGCAAGCTGGACAAAAGGACTCAAAGTTGCCCCAGCATTCTGCGGCGTCACAGCGGACTGCAGCCACGGGCGGCCGTCGACGCGCTGAATGATGCGGTACGCGGTCTGGTCGTTCTGGAACTTGAAGTGCGGCGAGCTCATCGCGGACATGACCTGCCGGTCACCGATCAGGTAGAACCCGAAGTCCACGAAGCTGATGTCACCGAGGTCGCCGAGCAGCCCGGGTGCCTTCTCGGTGACGATGACGGGCCGTCCGAGGATCGTCATCGGCGGCCCGGCGACACCGTTGTTGAGCCAGATCGCGGAGCCACCCGTACCCACGCTGAGTGCCATGGTGGCCAGCTCGGGGAAGGTGTCCGGGCTCACGACCCACACCGCGCGGTCCAGAGATCCCGGGATCATGCGCGAGTACATCTTGACGATGTTCTCCCACACGATGGTGTCCGCAGCCTGCCCGGACTCCTTCGTCACGGAGATGATCGCGGCGTTGCCGGATGCGAGCGCGCCGAGGGGCTCGCCGACGCCGGAGCCCTTGAGGAACGCGATGTCCTCGTAGAAGTTCAGGGCCTCGGGGAAGATCTGGTCGAGGAACGCTTGGAAGCTGATCGCCGAGTCGGAGATGAGCTCGTTGGGGACCTCGGTGTACGCCGTGAGCTTCTTCGCGTCCAGCACGATCCTGCTGAATGCCGCCTGAGACGCGGTCAGCGCCGCGCCCTCCTCGGTCCAGTAGCCGACGACACCGCCATACACGCTGCTGACGTTGCTGGTGGAGTCGATCGCCGGGAACGGCACCCGCAGGGTTTCCATCGGGATGACGCGGGCCCGCTGCCGGACGACGCTCATCTCCAGTGCCACGGCGAGCAGCTCGCTGCGCAGCGTCTCGGGGATGAGGAACCCACCCTCGGAGGGCACCGTGCTGGAGAAGGCGTTGCGGACGCGGGTCAGCTTGGCCTGCATGTCCGCAGTCCTGTTGGCGTTGTGCCAGATCGTCTGGAAGTACTCCGCCGAGTTCTTGAACTCGCGGTCCAGGACGGCGCCCATCGCCCGCGGGTTGTGCAAGTGATTCCGGGCGTTCCCGGTCTGGGCGACCGCGCGCGGGGTGAGGTCGATCCGCTCGACGCCCTCGGGCTGGTTCTCCCGCAGCCAGTTCGCGAGGACCTGCTCGGTCTGCTCCTTGACCTGCGTCGCGATGGACAGGTCGCGGTTGTGGACGGAGCGGGCGTAGTTGGTGATGAACTCGCCGAAGGCGCCGTTCTTGTCGGCGAACACGCGCTGCATCTTTGCGCTGTCGCCGAGCATCTCTTCGAGCGCGGCCTGACTGGTGGGGATGGTCATGCGCTCCGGATCGGTCCCGCCCGCCGGTGCGGTCGGGTTCGCGGCCCGGTTGTACACCTTGCCGATGGTGCGCGGGTCGATCCCGGCGCGGGCGATCATCCGCTTGCGCAGGTGGGCCACGACGTCGTCGCGCCGCCCCCGGACAGTGCGGGACGCCACAGCCTCGCGCGGCCCCCGGATCATGGTCGTAGTCACAGTCGTGCCTCCAATAGGGCGCGGTCAATAGCTGTTCGGTCCAGCGCGGGGATGGGCTCCGGCGCGCACTGTTCGGTCGCAGGGGCCTGGTCTGGTGCTGGTGCGTCGTTGGCGACGCCGGTCATCACGGCGCGTAGGTAGTCGGCGACGACCTGCCCGGCCGGTGGCGGTGGTTCGGGCACGTACACCACCTGCGGCTCCGGAGCAGCAGGCGCTGGCCGGTCCCGCGCCGGTGCGGTAGGTGCGTCGTTCGCTGCCGCCGCAAACAGCGACCGGAAGTAGCCGACCGCCACTGTCTGCGGATCCGCGTCCGGCACGACATCGGCCGGCGGCGGCGCATACGGCGCTGCCGCCCGGACCGGGGCCGGAGCAGCCGGGGCGTCACCCGCGACACCCGCCATCAGCGATCGCATATGCTCCGGCTGGTAGTCGGGCATCGGGTCGAGCGCGGCCACCGTGGCGGCCCTGAACGCTGCCGGGTCGAACACCGCAGCCACCGGTGCGGCGCCTGCCTGGTCTTCCTCACCGCTACCGCCGTCGGCGAGATGCGGCGGTGTGGCGGTATTCACCATGGCAAGGTCCGGGGCTGGGGCCTGCTCGCGCCCGGCGTAGTTGTAGACGCTGAGGTCCCACGATGCGGCAAGCGCCCGGTCCTCGAATGGCATGTCCTCGTCCTCATCCGGGCGCCGCATCGGCTTCGCGACCTCGTCGGCCAGCCCGGCCGCGACTGCCTCATCGGCGAAGAACCAAGTCTCCGCTGCCATCAGCTTCAGCCAGTGCTTAACGGTGCCGCCCGCACGCTCCGCGTAGACCCCAGCAATGTTCTCCGACTGGCGGTCGAGGAAGTCTGCGTACTCGCGAAGCTCAGCCGCTTCGCCGACGACGGCCCCGGCCGCCATGTGCACCATCATCTGCGAGTGAGGGCTCATGATGATCCGGTCACCGGCCATCGCAATAACCGAAGCAATGGACGCTGCGAGGGAGTCAACTTGGACGGTGACTTTCGCCCGGTGGGAACGGAGCGCCGCGTGGATAGCAAGGCCGTCGAATACGTCTCCACCAGGGGAATTAACGAACAGCCTGACTTCCGGTGCGTCGACAGCCTTCAGTTCTTCCACGAACGAGGAAGCGGAAATTCCCCACGCGCCGATGTCCCCGTAGATATGGATCGACGCGACCGGGCTGCCGCCCTCGTCCACCGTGTTGGTGATCCGGTACCAGTCCTGGCGCCCGTCCGGGCCCGGTGTGGCGGGGCGTTCGGCTCGGCCTGCCACTGCCCTGTTGAAGCACTTGTGCGCGCGGCTCACGAGTTGCCGCCTCCTTCCGGTTCGTCGCCCTGCGGCGGGGTCCATCCGAGGCTGACCAGCAGCTCACGGGTCTTGTCGGGGACGATGATGGCGGGGTTTTCCAGGTCGGTGCTGGTCTCCCATAGGAGGACGTCGAGCGTTGCCGTCGGCTGGTCTTCAGTACTGAGCCTCAGGGACAGGCCCTTGAGCGTGCTGGTGATGTCTTCGCCGTCGAGCTCGACCGTCGTGCTGCCAGGCAGACCATTACCGCTGATGTGCAGCGCTCCGGGGTGTAGTCCGTGCTTGCTCACTCGCTGCCTCCTGTGTCCCAGATCGCTGTGGCTGTGCCCAGTGAGGAGACCCAGTCCCGGACGTAACAGCGGGGTCGTAGGCGTGTAACAGTTGCGCCCTACACGCCGGTAACCCCCACCGGCACCGCCACCCTGCACCACATGCGAACCCACACCACCACCGCCACAGCAGTGTCCGCCGTGCTGCTGCTCGCACTCACCGCCTGCGGCACCAGCGACACGACCACCACCGACGCCCCCGACTACACAGTCGTCAGCAAGAAAGACGACACCGTCGTAGTGGAAGTCGATACCACCAAGAGCCTCCGCGCCGTATTCGACGACGCAGTGAAGAACCTCAAAGGCGAGGAAGACGCCGGCTGGTGGGTCGTGATCAACTGCTCCACAGGCGGCACCAAGAGCGCTGACAACCGACTCGCCAACGGCAAATACGCCCTCGGCCGCCTGGGCGCCGCACAGACCGGACTGGACGAAGGCGCAACCGAGTTCAGCGTCAACAAGGGCAGGAAGTGCCCGGTCACTCCAGAAGAAGAAGCCGAGCGGGATGCCATGCGGGAGAAGGCCACATCTGCCCCGACTGCTGAGGACACCACCACCCGCAGGTGAGTGGGCGGGGAACGGCTGCCCGGGGACTCCAGCGCCACCCGGGGCGGCCGTTCTAGTCCCAGCGGGCTACAACCGTGCCCCGGCAGCGCACTCCGCCCTCACACAGCTGGTAGCCGCCGGTCGCGTATGCCGCGTTCGCTGCTGCCAGGTCCTCGAACTCTGTGCCGTCGATCTCACGGCATGGCGAGCAGGTATTACGATCTCGACGTTCGTCCGAAAAATATGCGGCTTTCGGTGCGGCCTCCAGCGTCGCCACACGGCCCGCGTTCTGCGCCCGATGCAGCGCACCACCCAACTGGTCACGGCGGAACCAGTTCTTCAACCCCTTCAGGAATCCGACGACTTGCCCCGCGACGCCCTCACCGTCTGCGCCTGGCACCATCAACCGCAGCGCCTCACGCCCCGCCGACCCCGCAGCATCCGAACCCAGCAGCGTCGCAGTGGCCTGCGCGATCTCCACCAGCTCGCTGCCGAACGCGTTCCGCAGCCTCTTCGACAACTGCGGCTTACGGACCTTCACGCCCTGCTCGGCGGCCTCCGCCACTACCTGCTTAGCGCCCACCTCGGCCATCTGCGCCAGCGCGGCGCGCAGCACATCCGCAGCGTCATCGGTGCTGACCGTCAGCTCGGCCAGAGCGGCAGAGTCCTTCTTGTCGACGGCTTTCTCGATCTGGGCGGCCAGCTCTTCGTATTGGGCGTCGGCGATGTCCTCCCACCGTTCCAGCAGCATGTCGAGGGCGTCTTCGAGTGGCTCGCGGACTTCCTCCGCATCCGCTTCCTCGTCTCCGGATGCGGCGACAGCGGGAGCAGCGGGGAGTGCCAGCGGTCGTCGGGTGGCGGTGCGTGCTGTCACCTGCGGCGCGTGGTGGTGAATGTCCAGACGAGATGCCGCAGCCCGCGCAGCCACAGCCGAACCCGGCGCGGCTGGCGCGGGCGGCCGGTAGCCCAGATCCGGTAGGCCCAGATACTCCACTGCGAGTCGCGGTTCGGCTCCGGCGTCGATGAGTGTCTTGTACGCCGTGGTCTTCGCCGCGAGTTCAGCGTTGCGGGCCGCGGCGTCCGGGGGGACCGGGTCGTCGTAGTCGAACTCCAGACTGCCCGCGGTGGCCGGCCCGTACAGGGGCAGCAGGTCGTGGTTGAGGGCCTGCTTCCAGCGTTCCAGGCGCGGCACGGTCAGCAGCTCAGCGAACAAAACTTTGGAGGCTTCGGCGGTGGCGCGGTTGACGTCACCGACCTCACCGAGGACGAACGCGGGGACACCAAACGCCTTCATGATCTTGTCGTCGCTGGCCTTACTCAGCTCAACGAACTGCATGTCCCGCATCGTGTATTTACGCTCAACCCACTTCGCGCCGTGCTCCAGCACGGCGATGCGGTGCGCGTTGGACACGCCCTGGTGCTGCTCCTGCCAGCGGGCCGTCATCTCATTAAACTCGTTGTCCTGCAACTCGTTGGGGACTTCGATGATCCCGCCCGGCTCCGCACTGTTGCGGAAAAAGTTCCGGTTCCACTCCTCGGCGGCCTGCGCCGAGTCGAGGCTGACGAGGATCGTCTGCACCGCGCCCATGCCCCGGTACGGGTCCAGCGGGTTGGGGGTGCGCATGAAGATGACCTCGTTGAGCTTGAGGGGGATCTTCTCGCCCGACGGGCCCGTGTACTCGTACCTGTTGATGAAATCCGTTGGGTGCGGCACCGGCGCCATACGGTCCGGGCGCACCGGCCACAACTCCAGCGGCATCGGGGACCGCGGGTTGTAGGCGACTGTCAGCCAGCCCTCACCTGTCAGGTCGATGTGCTGCTGCCCGACCTCGACCAGTTCCTGACGGGTCATGAACGGGTTCGGGTTGTTCCACACATCGAGCGCCGCATGCCGGGTGACCTCGACACGGTCTTCTTTCAGCCCCGAGGCGGCTTTGCGGTAGAGCCGCCAGTTGACCTGCGCCGTCGCATTCGACGTGCGATTGACGATGGAGAACAGGGTGCCCACTGTGCCCATGGCGCGCATCTGCGCCTCGGCACCGGTCAAGTGCCGCCACGGGAAAGACAGGTTCCGTCCGGACACGTACGGCACCGGCGTGCGGTTGAGCAGGGCGCGCAGCGGTGACCTCACGCGTCCTCCCCAGTCAGGTACTCCACGATCAGGCAGGACAGGCCGCCCGCAGCCAGGCCGGCCGGGGTACCGAGCCCGGTCCACGCCGCAGCAGTGAGACCACCAAACCCGCCGAGGGCGAGCACGGTGGTGCGGGCCCGGGCCCAGAGGGGGGCGAGCTTACGAAGCCTGCTCATAGCCGCCTCCTTACGCGTATGCCGGCACCCCGGCGGGTTGACTGCTGGGGATCCAAGACCAGGAGGCGGGCTCAAGGTCGGGGTCGTTGTCGGCGTTGTCGAACCAGATGTCGAGGCAGGATTGGCAGAGCCACACCGGGTTGCCGTTGCTGCAGATCCAGCGGGCGACAGCCGGTCCGCGGTCGCGCGGCCGGCCGTTCTCCCAGAGGTGGGAGCAGCAGTCGCAGCGCCGCATCACAGCCACCTCACACGGGTCCGTCCGGCGCTGAAATATGCCAAGAGCAAGGCGTCGGCGTTATCGGGGCTGCGCCCCAGCCGCTTGATCACTTCGTCTTTCTTCTCCACCCGGATCCGGCCCTGCGGGTCCGCGTCCCAGCGGGGCTCCAGCAGTTGGGCGACGGTGGCGTCCGCGTTGTCCATCGAGGACAGGTCCCAGCCCTTGCGTTCGGACAGGCCTCGGCCGATCTCCCACCAGATCTCGGCGCGCAGGTTGGCGAACTTGTCCGGGCGGGATGCTTTCTCGCCGACGTTCACCGCCCGGATGTGCGCGGTGTGTTCGCCGCGGGAGGCTGCGTTGCGGAGTTCGCCGATCACACCGAAGCCGACACCGATGGAGTCGACCTTGACCGCGGTCGCACCGGTCTCCTTGATAGCGGCCAGGACCATGGGTGCGATCGTCTCCGGCCGGTCCGTGTGCGCCCGCCACTCCTGGCCCGCGCGGACACCGCGGCGTTCGCGGATGACGGTCTCGTCTCCGCCGCCGCCGACGTCGACGCCGAGCTCGACCGGCTCCAGGTCGGCGAGCGCGCGCCGGGTCTCTGGGTTGATACGGCAGGCGGCGATGTCTGAGGCGCGGACGATCTGGTTCGGGGAGTCCTCGGAGAACTCGCCGAGGACCTTGCTGCGGTAGAGGGGGTTGTCCTCGCCCCACTCGCGGGCCTTCTCCTCCACCCACTCGCGGCCGACCAGGGCCAGCGCCACCGCGGGCGGCACCTGTTCGCCGGTGAGGTTCGGGGAGTCGAACGCACTGATGCTGAGGGTGTGCCAGCCGGAGCCCGGGGTGCACACCCGGCGGAAATGGCTTGCCGGCGAATCCGGGTTTCCGATGGCCAAGAGCCTGCAGTCGGCGTTGGTGGTCAGCGCGTCCGCGGCCACCCAGAGCTGTTCGGGGATGCCGCACGCCTCATCCAAGATCACCAGCACATACCGCGCGTGGATGCCCTGAAAGGCGCTCTCGTCATGGTCAGCAGGCTTCCGGCCGAACGCGACCATCTCATCGTCGATATGCCACTCGGTCTGGTTCACCCGGCCGGCGAGCTGCCCGGCCTTGTGGTTGCGGCGGATGTACCGCCACAGGATCGCCCGGACCTGCGCGTAGGTCGGGGCGGTGGTGACTACGAAGGCTTCGCCGGGCGGGTGGGTGTCGAGCCACCAGCATGCTGCCAGCGAAGCCGTGTGGCTTTTCCCACGCCGTGCCCGGAGCGTACTGCGGTACGGCGGTGGTCGCGCACGCTGTTGAGGATCTCTCCCTGCTTGGACCACACGGTCTGCCGAAGCCGCTCACGGACCCAGCGGACTGGGTCATCGGCGTAGCGGGCGGCGCGTTCGGTGAGGTTCCTGCGGTCGATCGCACTCTTGAGCTGGTCGCGGATCTCGCGGAGCCGGGCGGTGTCGCCGGCGCGTACGAGCTGTTCGATCTCGTGGCGGATGCGGTCAATCTCCGGTGCTGTCGTCACCGTTGCCTCCGATGGTGTTGAGGAGGTCACCGATCTCAGCGCCGAGCTTCTCTGCGTCCACGGACACGCGGGACGGGGCATCGAGTCCGAGGAGTTTCCTGTAGCTCTCCCTGACCTTCACCAGCCGGTCTATCGCAGCCAACTTGGGCCCGTCATCAAGGAGCGGATTGCCGTCATCGCCGCAGATGACCTTGCCGTGGGAGACCATCAGATGGTCCCGTGACAGTACGTCCAGGGCCTCGACGTACAGCTCGTCGAGCTGCGCGGCCTCCGTGCGGATCAGGTCCTCGGCGGGCCCGTGCAGGACGGCTTCGCGGGCTGCCTGTACGGCGCGCCAGGCTTCGCCCTTGTTGGCCCATCCGAGCTGGTCGGCGATCTGCTGGAAGGTACGGCCTTGGGCGCGGAGGGCTGCGGCCTGGGCGCAGCGGGCGGTGGTTTCGGGGTTCTCGGTGAAGCGGCCTCGGCCGTCACGGATTGGCATACGGCCTCCGTCCCGTCGGGTTGCCGTCCGGGTCCCGCCTAGGTCCCGGACGGCTGCCCTGCCCTACCAACCCCACTCGCCACCGCGAATGGTCTGGTGACGCACTGCGGCCCCCGCCCGGGTGAGATGGGGCGGGGGCCGCGTGGCCGGTTTTGGGCGCGTTAAGTACGCGCACCGCCGAGTATCAACCTCTACTTGAGGGTTTGGCAACTCCTGGCAGGTAGTAGCGGGTGGATCGGCCGTCTCGGCGGGCCAGGACCCCGTGTTGCTGCCATGCCTCGATGGCGCGCATGGCGGTGTCGCGGGAGATGCCGCACGCTGACGCGAGTTCCTTCTTGGTGGCCGATCCCATCTCGGCGAAGGTGCTGTAGAGGTCCGGCCACGCGTCGCCCACGGTCGTGCGGTCGGGGAAGCGGAGCGGGGCGAACTGTTCGGTCCATGGCTCGTCGGTGAGTGCGGGTTGCGGCTCGGTGTCTCGTATGTCGGAGTAGTAGAAGCCGACTTCTTCAGCGATGTCTGTGTCCGACACGTACTCGGCGCGGTACACCCGCGGGGTGTCGTGCTCGGGGGTCTGGGCGAGGAACTTGCCGGGCAGGTCGAGCTGCTCGGGCCGCCAACCCTTGGACTGGCAGCCCTGCCCGAAGATCAGCGGTCCGTGCCCGGCTTCTCCGGCGCGGGTGCTGATGCGGTTGGCGTAGTTGCCGCGGGCATCCGTGCTGCCGCCGAAGATCTTCCGGGATGGCTGCTGGGTCGCGGACACGAACTGGATCGCGAGGAATCGGGCGATCGCCAACAGGGACTCGTACAGCTCGGCGAGCTTCTTGTCCTGGCGGACCAGCTCGGCGAGCTCGTCGGTCACGACGAAGATGGCGGTGCCGTGCTCACCGGGCACCCACTTGCGTACCGGGCCGCGGCCTTCGGCCATGTTCTTGCGGGACAGTTCGGCGAGGATCGCGCCGCGCCGGTCGCACTCTGCGCGGATCCACTCCAGTAGCTCCCGTGCCTGCTGCGCGTTCCGGGCAAGGGCCTTCATGCGGCCGGCCCACGGACCGAGTTCGGGTGTGCCGGGTTTCATGTCGACGCCGTACAGGTCCACATCGGTGCACCGGTTGAGGCGCGTCAGGATCAGGTTGGCGATGCCGGACTTGCCCCAGTCGGAGGCTCCGGCGACCAGCGTGTGCCGGTACAGCATGGTGAGGAGGAATGCTTCGCCGTCCTCGTCGCGGCCGAGGAGGACGGGTTCGCGGCAGGTGGTGACGCTGGTGTCGGTGACCGTGAGGGTGTTGGCGAGCGTGTCGGTCATGGCCATCTTGATGATGAGGTCGTTCGCTTCCGGGCCGGGCGCCAGGGCGAGGCGGCCGGGCATGCCCATGTTCGCCTGCAGTTGCGCGGCCCGCTTGGCGAGGGCCGCGGGGGCAATGTTCCGCCCGGGCGGGGTCTTGAGGATGCACGACCACGAGCCGTCCGGGCCGCGGTGGAACGCGTGCACGGCGAGTGGCACCGTACCGGTGAGGGCGTGGAAGCCGCGGCGTAGCGCAGTCTCCTCGGGGCTGGCGCCGGTCAGGCCGGGGTCTGCGGCCTCCATGCCCATGGCGTCCGGCACCGCGCCCTTCGCCTTGACTGTGTCCACGTGGAGTTTCATGCGGGTGTTGCGCTGTTGGGCGAGCCATGGCCCGTATGCCCCGTAGGCGGCGCCGGTGGACAGTGCCCAGGCTGTGAGGGTGGGCCAGGACAGGCCGGCTGCTGTGGCGGTGGTGATGTCGGCGAGGGCGACGAAGCCGCTCCCGCCGATGTAGATCACGGGCTGGCTCTTGTGCTTGAGCCCGGCTACCGCAGCGGTGGCGGATACGGCGGCGAGCGCACCGTAGGCGAGTGCGGCGCCGAGTCCGCCCTGGGCGAGGCCGAGGGTGGTGAGTGTGGTGGTGGCACCGAGTGGTGCGAGTTCGTAGCGGCGGCGGGATACCCACTGGCTGCTGGTGGCGAGCCACATAGCGCAGCGCCGCCACAACCCGCCAGGTGACGACGACGACGATGACGACGACGGCGCGATGGGCCTGGTCAGCCGGTACGTCGACGGCTGCGCGGTCGTCGTCGTCATCGGGTGCGGGGTGTACAGGGGCAGATCAGGCATGGGTGGTGGGCCTTCTGCGTGGCGGTGGCGGGGCAGGTCAGGGGCCGAACGAACGCGGCGAACGAACGCGTTCATCCACGGCTGCGGCGCTCGTAGTCGGCCCAGAAAGCAGCGTCGCGTTCCTTGCTGACGCGTTGGGCGGTCTTGAAGTCCTCGGCTATGGCCGTATCGATTCGCTCGCGGTACTCGCGGTGTTTGCGGTCTGCGCGGGACTCACGCTTCGGCGGTTCTGCGCCCTTCGGGTACTTCGGGGTGAACAGTCCCATGGGTGGCTCCTTAAGAGGTTGGCTGTGGCCGGTGGTGCGCTGCTGGTCGGGTTACAGGTATGGGCTGCCGATGCGTTTGGCGGTGCGGCGGATGCTGTCGGCGTTGAGGTCCGGGCGCAGGCGGACTGCGGTCTTCACGAGGTCGTCTTGGCGGATGCCGTGTCCGGACAGTGCCCGGACGAGGTCGGACGGCCCGGATGCTTCGTCTGCGATCGTCCGGAGTGGGTCCGGACGGGTGTCCTGGCTGGTCAGGGGCTTGCTGCTGGACGTGTCCGGGACAGCGTCCGGATATCCGTCCGGACGTCCGGATGTCTTGTCCGGTCGGTCCCGGACAATGCTCGGGACGTCTGGTTGGCGGGCTTCCAGCGCGAGCTTCAGGCTGACGGTGCGGTCTTGTGTCAGGAGCCGGTCGCGCTCGCCGAGCGCGAGGGCGAGCTCCGTGCCGGCCTGCTGTTGCAGGGCGCGGAGGTATGCCTCGTGCTTGGGGTCGAGCTTGATCCGCACGGTGTGCATGCCGATCGCCCACACGCCTTTCGCTGCTGCGGACACCAGCGCGCCGACGATGCCGACGGCCCAGGCACCGGCGATGAGCCCGTGAATGAAGATCGCCGCCATGGACACGGTGAGCATGGCCATGCCTGTCTTGCGGGGCAGGGCGGACCGCTTGCTGTCGTAGCGGAGGAGCCATTCGGCGATGAGGCATCCGGCCCATCCGGCGTCGAAGACTCCGGCGACGAGGTAGGCGGCCCAGGTGGGGGCGAGGAGGGTGAGCATGCTGCCGATAGCGACGGTGCCCCAGATGATGGCGCCGATGGTCATGAACGCGGCGAGGGTGAAGAGTGCGCGGCGGAGGGTGGCGTCGAGGTTGAGGGGGAGTCGGGGGATGGGGGTGTCGATGTCGTATTCGATGTTGATGCCGTTGTGGGTGTCGTGGATGGTGCGGGTTTTGGTGTTCATGGCGGGGTCCTAGTGGGTGCGTGCGGTGCGGGGTCGGTGGGTGCGTGCTTGGTGTGCGATGTAGGTGAGGCCGGCGAGCAGGAGTGCGGGGCCTGGCTGGTCGGCGGCGGCGGTGGTGATGCCGTTGATGGTGGCGAGGAGGAGGCCGGTGGCGAGTTCGGTGAGGGTGGTGACTGCGCCGGGGTTCATTGCGGCGAGGATGATGAGGCTGCCGATGAAGAGGCGTTTGATGAGTGGGTCGGGGCGGTGTCGCATGGCGGGCTCCGGGTGGCTGGTCGGGGTGGGTGCTGGCGCGGTTCTCCTCACCGCCGGTACGGGACCGGCGGATCGGACAGCCGTCAGCGGCCTTCGATCTCCTTCAGGTAGGCCTTGGCGGTCTTCGTCGACACCTCCAGGCAGTTGGCGACGATGGTGCTGTCGGCCTTCGGGTTGACCTCGCGGATGGCCTTGGTTCGGCGGATGTGTTCGGTGTGACGCACTGGGTTGTCAGGCTCGGTCTTGCGGTTGAACAGGCCCATCGATCTCTCCTTGGGTTTGGGTCGCCCGACGCTGGTTCGGGCGGATCGGGCAGCCGGTCAGCTGTCGCGCTCGCCCCGCCACTCCCGGAGCTTTGAGATGACCAAATCGCCGCGTACGCGGGCGATCTCATCTTGATCGGTAAGGTGTTCGGTGGTGTTGGCCACCTCCTTCTTTACGCAGACTCCCGCTGCCCGGTAGGCCTGGGCTGATGCTTGGTCGAACTCGTCGTGGTTGCTGGCCATCTGTGGTTCCTTTCGTTGGGTTGGCCGGGCCGCGGTGCTGGTCGCGGCCCGGCCGGTCTGTGTCAGAACGGCTGTTCGTCGTAGTCCCCGGGCGGCGGTGGCGGGAGGGTCATGGAGAAGGTGACCGTGTAGTCGCCGTCTTCCTCCAGCTCGATTTCGCTGCCGGTCTCGGGGTTGATCTGGGCCATGACGGATTCCTCAGTTCTGTGGGGTGTGGTCGACCATGGCGGCGAGGATGGCCATGGCTACGCGCTGCCTGTCATCCCCGGCGCGCTTGCACAGCCGGTTGGCGTGGCGGTCGTTGCCCTTGGCGAGGGCTTTCCCGGCTGCGTCGATCTCCGCTCCGGTCGCGACTACTCCGGGCTGGGGCTGAGTCCTGCGGAACAGGGCCATGTCGGGTGTCCTCCGGGTCGGGTGGGTTAGTGCTGGTCGGTGGCGGCGTCGAGGCGGTATTCGTCTGCCTGGTCCATCTCGCGTAGGTCGGAGCCGGTGAAGTCGTAGTAGTCCTCGGGTGGTTGGGGTGTGTCGAGTAGCAGGCGGACCAGCGCCCGGCGCTCCTCGGCGTCGAGGACCAGGACGGCCGGATCGCCGTGGTTGGTGTCGCAGAGGATGAGGGTGTTCTCGTCCTGGGTGTCCCGGGAGGGGCCTATGACGATGCGGTCCCAGGTCAGCTGCAGCGGGATGCTCTCGCCCTCGATCTCGTCGTGGTCCATGGAGGGGTTCCTTTCGGGTTGGTCGGGTGGTGTGTGCCCCGCGCCGTGTTCGATCCGGCGGCCTCGCGCCTGGGCCGGGGCTGTCGTGGTCAGTGGGTGAGCTCGTGGAGTCGGGCTGCGGCTGCTTGCGCGGCGGCGAGGTCGGCAGCTGCCTGTGCCCGTGCGGCCTCGAGGGCTGCGATGGCGGCCTGGCGTTCCTGCTCCGGGGTCATGAGGTCACCTCGCTGTCGCCCGGCTTGATCGGGTCGAGGTCCTTGCCCTCGTCGCACCAGTCACACCAGGTGCTCATGCGGCCACCTGCTCGGTGGCGGTCTGCAGGCGGTGGCCGATGCGTCCGGGTGTTACGACGATGCGGGCCATGCGCAGGTGGGGTGCCTCGTCGTGCAGGACGGCGACGGTGATGGTGATGAGTCCGTCGGGGCGGATCTCGTTGATGGTGGCGAGGTTGGCTACGGCGTCGCAGCCGGGGATCGAGTGGAGCCGGTGGACGGCGCCGGGCTCGAACGGGGCGGGGGTGGGCTGGTGGTTCACTGCTGCCCCCTGGCCGCGCGGATGTCGTGGAGGGTGGCGCCGAGGTTCTGTGCGGTCTGTACCGCGTGCTGCATGGTGTGGAGGGTGACGCTGTCGGGTGTGTGCTGATGGTCGTCGCAGGCGGTGGCTGCGGCGTGGATGGCTTGAGCGCGGGTGCTGGGCTGTGGCTTGGATGCGCCGCTACGATCACGCATGTCATTCCTCCTGGTGAAGTCAGGCGGTCTGGCAGGCCCTGGTCGGTGTGTGGAAGCCCGACCGGGGCCACTTGCATTGGTGCACGAGACCGGGGAGCGGCCTCACAGAATCCACTGTCTCATCCCTGGGGTTGAAGCGCAACCCCAGGGATGAGAGACTGTGCGTGTCGCACCGCAGAGAGGAGAGCGGCGTGACAGATGAGCCCGATCGAAACAAGGAGGTGAACCGCCTAGTGGAAGCCATCAGAGCTATCGAGGCCATCGATGACGACGTCGAGTGCGCCAAGGCTGTGGCGGAGACGCTCGAGGAATGGCCGCAATACCAGAAGTGGCTTCGCGAGGTCCGGCAGAAGCGGGTCCGAGCGCTCAAGACACAGGGCAAGACCTGGGCCGAGATCGGCGCGCTACTGGGCGTCAGCCCCCAACGGGCCCAGGCGATCGCCGTGGGACTGAGCGGAAGTGTCCGCCGGAAACGCGGCGAGAACACGGGTGGACGCGCCAAGCCCACCGAATGAAAGACGGCCGAGCGGCATGAGAGCCGCCCGGCCGAAGACCAGCGGGTTCGCGGCCCGCAGATCGAACACCACCAACAAGGAAAGTGCTCAGTGAACGTAGCAGATGGTGTTCCCGGTGGGATACAGGCCCCGGGGTTGGTTCTCAGCCGTCGCGGCATCGGCTCACTGCCGGAGGTAGACCGGTGAGCCTCAGCCGCGTCCGCCGCGGCCCTATGGCCGCCGACCACTTCACCCAGATCGCGAACGGTTTGTTCCGCGATCAGCGCCTCAGCTTCAAGGCCAAAGGGATCTTCGGGCTGATCTCCACGCACCGGGACGGTTTCGGTGTGACTCCGGAGTCCATCGCACGCCTCGGAAAGGAGGGCTTGGCCGCTGTGCGCACCGGGTTACAGGAGCTGGAACGGTTCGGTTATCTGGTCCGGGAGCAGCCGCGCCGTACCGACGGGACGATGGGGCCGACCGAGTACTACATAACCGATACGCCCATCTCAGAACCGGACATCGATTTTCCGCACGCGGATGGACCGCATGCGGCTGATCAGCACCATAAGAACACCAACCACAAGAACACCAAGTCTGAAGAAGATCAGAAAGACGTAGCGCCTTCGGCGCGTCGCGCCGCTGACGCCCGGAGGGCTACTGACCGTAGTAGCGCGCGCGAGGCTGAAAGCGGCTCTGCCGCGTCCGGCGCCACAGCGCCCAAGACACCCCGCAGCAAGAAGACCAGCAGCGAGCGGCTGACAAGGCAGCAGGCCGCAGCGGTCCGTACGGTCGAGGCCGCGTTGCCATCGGTGCTGGTCGGGCTGTTGCCGAAGTACCGGCCGCCGGTGCTGCGGGATGCGGTCCTCGAGGCGTTGGAGTCCCGTACGCCCGGGCAGCTGGCGGCGCGGGTCGAGCGGCGCTGGCACGCGCACGGGTACGCGGACGCCCACCACAGCGTGGACGGGAAGGGCATCGGCTCACCGGTCGGTGTCGCTGTTGCCCTGGTGCGTCCGTCGGTCGACTGCCCAGACTTGATGTGCGAGGACGGGACCACGATCGACACCGGCCAGCCGTGCCGTGTGTGTGAGGAGCGCCGGGCCGGCCGTAAGGGGCGCCGCGGGCAGAGTCCGGCTGAGACGCCCGTAGGTAGCCCTGTGGCGGCTTGGTGGGAGTGCTCGGACTGCCGGGCCCCGGTGCGCGGGGAGAAGCCGTCTGAGGACGCCGTGTGCCGCGACTGCCAGGCTGCGGGCGAGGCCCTCCGCGCCGTGCTCGCCGGTCCGATGCCCGACGACCAGGAGTGCCATCCGCAGGCCCGGCAGGCGGCATAACCAGTGGGCTACCTTGTCGATATGCACACCACCCCTAGCGATGTCATCGCCAACCAGGTACGCAGGTGTCGTAGGCAGCTCGACCTCAACCGTCAGCAGCTCGCCGAGAAGTGCGCCGACGCTGGAGCACCGCAACTGACGCTGGCTGCCTTGACCAACATCGAGACCGGCCGCCCCGACGCCAGCGGGAAGCGACGCCGAGATGTCACCGTCGAAGAGCTCTTCGCCCTGGCCCACGCGCTCGGCGCCCACCCGGTCGACCTGATGGTCCCGGGCGATGCCGCCGACGACGCCCCATACGACGTCGCGTCCAAGGTGACGACGACGTCCGCCGTGGCGCGTGGGTGGATCAGCGGCTGCGAATTCCTGGTCGCCCCGAAGACCGCTTCTGACCTAGCCCAGGCCATCCGGTGGATGCCGGACAAGCGGGCTCAAGACGTGGCCGACAGATTGCTGCGCCCGGACATCTGACCGAGGGCACGCCGCGTAGCCAGCCGGCCGTGGACCAACCGAAAGGAAGGATCAGACCATGCAGAACGACGACGACGATGTGATCATCGAACTGGCGCCGGAGGAGTTTCGTACCGCAGCCCAACGCGCTCTCGCCGAGCTGGGCCTGACCTATGCCGAACTGCGCGAGCAGGCCCGCCGCCGGGACTTCAGCAGCGCGCAGGCGCACGTCCTGTGGGTGTCCATCGGCGACACCGTCAACCTGCCGTAGCCCGAGTGCAGAGGCCGTTTGCTGCGCGGATCGGTGGGAAGACACAGACCCACGCCTGACTCAAAGGGAGGACGTCAACGCTATGCAGATGGACGACGGCGGTAAGCACGCCCGCCCACCCAAACCTCCGGACGACGAGAAGCCCAAGCCGCACCCGAACGGAGCACAACCTTGAAGATCGAAACCGGCAACGTCATCAACCTCACCGCCTGCGCACCTGACTGGGTCGTCACCTTCAACCTCGGCGGAGAAACCGGAGAGGTCATCTGCCCCGTCATCGGATGGGCCACCGTCGTCGAAGCGCACCTGACCGACGGCACCACCTCGACGGCCGTTCAGCCCGCGTTCCTGTGGGGCGACATGGTCTGGACGCCGGCCGAGCTGCGCGAGCACACGCCCGGCCTCGGCTCCGTCGAGATCTACGCCCGCGAGATCACCCGCTCCGTACCGGAGCTGATCCAGCCGTGACTGCTCCAGTAGGCGACTTCCCGCAGCGCCATCCGCGGGAAGGCGAATGCGCGAACCTGTGGGCGCGTGGGGAGCGTCCGACACAGCATCCTGATCCGGACGGGGACCCGGCAGAGGATCAGCTCCGGCCGACAGCGGAACTCTGACCGGAGCGCAGCAGAGCCCCCGCCCGGGGAAGCGGCGGGGGCTCTGTGCTGACCGGGACAAGGCTACGGGCCGTCTGCCTGCGACACGCCTTGTACGAGCTGGCCAACAGCGCTGAGAACTCCCTGCCCGAAATCGGTGGGCGCGACCAGTACGCCGAACACCAGGACAACGACTACCGTCAGCTTCTCGTCGAACCGGGTCCGCGCTTCCGTCTTCCGCAGCAGCCGCAGCACGATGATGGCGGCCAGCAGAACCGCCAAGTTGATGGTCAGCACTGGGTCAGCCTAGGTGCCGCGCTACCGCTGCCGTGGCGCGTACACGACGGCTTGCCCGGCGGTGAGCAGCTCGGTGTTGAGGCAGGCTCCGTCGGGCGCGGTGATGGTGCCGAGGTAGTACATACCGGCCTTGTCCTTCACCGTGCGCACCGCCAACATGCCATCCGGGCAGTGCTCGGTGAACCAAGCCTGCGCCCATATCTTGGCGGCGAGGCCGGCTTCGGTCGGCATCTCCGGGGCTTCGATACTAGCGACGCGGATGCAGAGCCCGTACACCCACACGGGAAGGCCGAAGTCGACATCCAAGATCACAGTGTTCGCGTCGATGACCTGGACCAGGCGGGCGGCGTATTCAAACATGCCGCCATGGTGACAGGCGCGGGTGCGGAGTGCCGATCGTGTAACGCGGTAGGGCCCCCACCCGAAGATGAGGGCCCATCCCTGAAGAGCCTGGCCACGCCACGCCGAGCCGTGTTTGTTGTGCGTGTTGATCCTACCGTCACCACCCGCCGTGAATACATCTCTTCTTTCAGGGCGACGGTGTTGGGTTATATTCAGCGTGTGCCATCCGGTGCAGCTCGGCGTGGCGCTGCCTGCCAAGGCGAGGCAGTGGCCCGGCCCGGCAAGCCAAGCCATGGCGAGCCTGGTCCGGGCGAGGCAAGCCAAGCCAAGCCGTGGCGGGGCTTTTCAGGGTTGGTTGGGTGGATGGTCTACTCCGGGGTTCGAGTCCCCGGCACCCACGCGCCACGGCGTGCCAAGCCAAGGTGAGGCCTGGCCTGCCACGGCGGGGCAAGGCTTGGGATCCACCACACACACCACCGCCACCACGGAGGCAACGTGCAGTTCCGCATCACCATCACCGGCACCGCCGAACTCCTCATGCACAACGCCCGCCTCTCCAACCCCCTCGACCCCGCAGCCAAAGCCATGAAGGCCGTCTCATCAAAGCGAGTCAAGACCGACGACGACCACGAAGAGCTTGCCCGCCTCGAACACATCGGCAGCCTGTACCTCGACCCTGATGTCGGCCCCTACATGCCCGGCCAGAACATCGAACGCTGCCTCGTCGACGCTGCGAAGGTCACCAAGTCCGGGGTGAAGGTCACCCGCGGGGTGTTCATCTCCACCAACGTCAACCCTCTCGCCTACAAGGGCCCCCGTACCCCGGAGGACCTGTGGGGGGATGAGAACTTCCGCCACCTCGGGTCCGTCAAAGTGCAGCAGAACCGCGTCATGCGCTGCCGCCCCATGTTCCGGCAGTGGCGCACCGCAGCAGAAGGCACACTTGATACCCGGGTACTCTCCCTTGACGAGCTGCGGGGCATCGCTGAGACCGCCGGATCGATGATCGGCATCGGTGACTGGCGGCCCCGCTACGGCCGTTTCATCGCGGAGGTTGAGAAGCTGTGACCGCCAAGCCGAGCCGGGTCGAAGTCCTCTACGAGTTGTTCCAGCGCGTTGACCTTGTCACCTATGAGCAAGCCGGTGAAGCCCTCGGCCTGCATCCGGAGGAAGACCGCAAGATCATCCGGGATGCCATGAGGCAGCTGCGGAAGAAGCTCCTCGCCAAGGACGGGCGGGCACTGCGTGCAGTGACAAACGTCGGCTACCGAGTCGCAGCGTCCAACGAACACGTCACCCTGGCTCGGGAGCGGAAGAAGCGGGCCGGTATCCAGATGACGGATGGGCTGGACATCCTCACAGGGACTGATCTGGCCGGCTTGTCGTATGAGGCCAAGGAACTCGTGCTTGCCGAGAGGGCAAACTTCGCGAGGGCGGTTGACTACATCCGTTCGATGGAGCAGCGGCAGCAGAGGACCGAGGCGGCCGTCGAGGAGATCAAGGGCCAGGTGGACCGCACGGCGGAGGAGACTGCAGAGGTGAAGGCGCGTCTCTCCCGGCTGGAGGGTAAGGACGACGGGGATGCTGGGGTGCTGGCGCTGGTCCAGTAGGCTCCCCCGCATAGCGTGGCCCGGCGGGGTGCGGCTTGCCTGGCCCGGGCCCGGCGAGGCTCTTCAGGGATGGGCCCTCATCTTCGGATGGGGGCCCACTGCCATGCGGTGACGGCCCGGGAACGCGGAACGGCCGCCCGGAGCTGGGGGCTCCAGGCGGCCGATGCCACACGCGGGGGGCGTGGCGGATCTCCCCAAGCGCAGTCTACTTCTTCGGCACCGCCCACTCAGCCGTGCCGCTGTCGCCCTCCGGCGCGTAGATGATCCGCTCAGGCCGCTTCCCTCCCGGCACCGGATACACCACATTGCCGCGCACGCAGTCACCAGCCTTCACCTCGGCATCGAACGGGTACTCAGGACGAGGGAAGTCGTCGTATGTCACGGAGGAGGGATCGATCCGCGACCCGTCGCTGTAGACCAGAGCCCACGGCAGGGATGACACCGTGACAGTGCCCTTGGTGGTGCACACCTTCAGTTCGAGGGCCGCCCAGACGTAGCCCTTGCTCTCGGTTCCGAACTCATCTTCGGGCTGAATGCTGTTCTTGGCGACGTGCTGTTCGTATCCGATGACGGTGCTGCTGCCTGCGGCTGGCTTATATCCATCGCCACCCTCGTCTGCCCACTGCCATGCCTGGCCGAGGGCGAGCGGCTCGGCTGGCTGGCTCGGGGATGGAGTGGTGGCGGTGTTGCGGGCGTCGTCGCTGTTGTTGCTGCAGCTGGTGAGGAGTAGGCCTGCAGCTATCAGGATCGCGGTGGTGGTGTGGGTGCGCATGGTCCCCTCCTGGGTGGTGGGCTGTGCCGGAAGGCTAGACGTTGAGGTCCCAGACGGCAGTTCCGCCGACGAGTACGGCGATGAGGGTGAGGAAGCCGATGACGGCGGGTAGTGCGAGGCATCCGCAGGGGCGCGGCTCGTCGGGCATCGGGGTCCTCCTCAGGTGTTGGTGATGCGGGTGAGGAGCCGCTGGGCCTCTGCCCGCAGTGTGACGGCGTCGGGGTCGGGGTTGTCGGCGAGCTGGTTGATGAGGGCGCGCATCCGTGCGGCGAGGCCGAGGGTGGTGTTGTCGGGGGTGACGTCCATGGCGGGGTTCCTTGCTGGTGGGTGGTGGCCCTGCCGCGCGATGTAGCAGGGCCAGGTGGGGAGGCTCAGGACTTTGCGGCGTGGTCGTCGGCGATCTGTTGCAGAGCAGATGCTGTAGGCCCGTGCTGGTAGACCGTGAATTTGCCGTTCGTCCATGCGCGCAGGCACCAGGCAGTGCCGTCATAGTCGATCGTGTAGGAGTGGACGCCGCTCTTGGCGTGGTAGGTCTTGGCAGGCCAGGATGCTTTGCGCCATGTGAGGTTGGGCCAGGTCATTCGCATGGGGTCCTCCTTCAGGCGGCGTGGTCGGGTCAGGCGTCGCAGTCGCATGCCTCGTGCGGGAACCGGCAGGGCCGGGGGTGGGCCTTGGATGCGTCGCGGACGGCGATGATGGCGCTGATCTCGTCGGTGGTGAGGCCCTTGGTGAGGCGGTAGCTTTCGCGCCAGTAGTCGGCCTCGGTGTGCTGCTCGTCGGCGTCGGTGCGGGCGCGCCGTGCCTCGGTGAGGAGGTCTCGGATGTCCTGGTCGGAGAGTCCGGCGGGGCTGTTCGCGGCGGTTTCGATGGCGGCGAGGCGCTCGGCGGGCATACGCATGTGGGTTCTCCTTTAGGCGGCGAGTGCTGTGGTGCGGGTGGTGGGTTGGTAGTCGCGGCCGAGTTCGAGGGCGATCAGCTGCGCGGCGCTGCGCATCACGGGCGCGGCGGGGGCCGGGGTGTCCTCGGCGGGCCGCTCGACCTGGTAGGTGGCGCCCGTGTGCCGGGTGTACGCCTTGATGCGGTCCAAGCGAAAAGTGCGAGCTTCGCCGGATTCGCGGTCCATCGCCTTGATGATGATGTCGCCGGCCTTGGTGGTGACGATGGCGTACGGCTCGATCGTGCGGATGGTCTCGACCAGGCGGCCGGTGCGGATGGTGCGGTGGACGGTGACGCCCTTGGAGTTGACGGCGAAGACCTGCCGGGTCTCTTCCCGCAGGTACGTGATCGTGGTGGGCTGGGTGCGGTCGAGGGCGCGGTAGAGGTCGGTGAGGGTGCGGGTGGTGGTCTGCTTGGCGGTGATCCTCATCGTTGCCCCCTCGGCTGCGGTTCTTCCTTACCCCTTAACTGTACATCGCGTCGTCGTGTACATCAAGGCCTGATGGTAAGGTTCTCCCTATGGACACAGATAAGGCAGACCACCCCATCGCAGAGGCCCGAGCCAACCTCTCCGAACTGCTCTCCGCCGTGCGCCTGCTGCGGCGCGGCTACTTCCTCACCAGCCGGGGCAAACGGCAGGCCGTGATCCACCCCGTGGAGCTGGGTGAACTGGTCGAGCAAGCAGGGGGCCCAGACAAAGCAGCGGCGATCCTGGCGAGCCACACGGCGGGGCGCCCGGTGGGCAGCAAGGAGAAGACCGCATGACCAGGTTGACGATGGAGCAGGTACGGGAAGCGGCCAGCACCGGCGGATGGAACGTGATCGCCGACGCGGGGAATCGACTGTCCGTCGGGCGAGAGCGGACGACCATGCAGGTGTCCTTCGCCGATGACGGCAGGTTCGTCCATGCGTCGATGACGGCGGGTCTGGACGGGATGGCTCAGGTCGTGATCGAACCGTTGGTGATCCCGGAATTGGTTTCGGTGTCCGCAGGGCAGTCCGGCCCGGGGAGCAGCGAGGAGCAGACCACATGAGCGCGGAGCTGATGGCGTTCCTGCGGGAACGACTCGACGAAGACGAGCAGATCGCGCGGGCCGTAGACGACCGCAGCGCACCGTGGGACGGGCAATGGGTTACCGATGGCAGCGATGCACTGCGGACCTTCAACGGGCACGTGCTGTTCTACGGGCACAACGGCCCGTTGAAGCCGGGCCTGGTGGATCACATCGCCCGTCATGATCCGGTACGGGTGCTCGCCGACATCGACAGCAAGCGGCGGATCATTAAGCTGCATAGCGTCGTGCACCGTGAGATCGGGTGGCTGGAGGACGGCCAGGAGGAGCACGACGAGATCCAGGTCTGCGGCCTCTGTGTTCCTAGGCACTCGCACTACCGACATCGTGAGGACGTGCCGGAGGGACCTTGCCTCACGGTCCGCCTGCTCGCGGCGCCGTACGCCGACCACCGCGACTACCAGCCAGAATGGGCGCCTGACGCCTGACCCGCACGCTGCTGCGCCCCGTGGAGCGGTAGATTGGAAACGCCTGGGCTGTAAGCCGACGCCTCGGACATTGGCACCCGAGATCACGCCCCTGAAAAGAGGCGGCAGCGGGGCGTCCCGTGGGGGCGCCCCGCTGGCATGTCCGGGGTGGGCGCTCGACGCCTGACCCGTGCCACACTGGGTTTGGATGGAGCAGCGCCCGGAAGATCACCGGGCGTTCCATGGGGGCCCGCGCGAACCCCGTGCTCCCGGGTTGGGTTGAACCCTGGGCCCCCGCCAGATGCTTTCTTCGCCCCACCCCGCACGCTCGGGGTGGGGCGTCGTGCTTCAGGCCGTCGGGTTGGCTGGCGCGTGCGTTGGCTGCTTAGGCGGCGGTGTCGGCCGACTGGAATGCCCGGCCGCAGGCTTCGCAGTGGATGGACGGTGGGCGCCCGTCGCCGCCTTCGAGGAGCAGGGTGCCGCCGCATGCGCAGGCCTGTTTCAAGGGTGCGGCGCGGCGGGCCAGGCCGAGGGCGTGCTCGACGCGCTGAGCGGCGGTGGCTGCGATGCCAGCGATGTGGTGGCGCTGCGCCCCGGTCAACGGCGTGAATGGGCCGGGCTGGTCGTTGAGCCTCGCGGCGAGCCAGCGGGCGGCTTCGACTGCGGTGCGCTGCCCGATGTAGCGCCACCGTCGGGGGTCGGCCGCGTCCTGGTCGGCGAGCTGGTCACGCCGGGCCCGGTCCGCTTGCGGCCAGTCGGCCGGTGCGTGACTCATGGCTGGGCGCTGGATTTGGGCGGCGGTCTGGTCGGCGAGGTCGACGAGCACGGTTTGGACGATGGTGATGGTGTCGATGACGTGCAACCTGACGGGGGCGTTGCGGTCGGCTGGGTCGTATTCCTCGAGGGACCGTAGGTAGTGGTTGAGGCTGGGTGGTGGCCATGCGTCGTGGGGCCGGCTGGTGCGGAGGGCGTGCAGATCAGCCCAGTGGGCGGCGATCAACTGCAGGTGCTGGGTGGTGGTCACGGTCGACTCCCGGGGTGCTGGTGGGGGCTACGGTGTGATCACCAGGGGGCGTGCCCGCGGTTTTGGCGGACGGTGGGCACGCCCCTGCCGCATGCTCAGGCGCCGGCGAGCAGGTCTTGGATGTTGTGGTGGACGGGGATGCCGAGCTGGTGGGCAACGGCGGTTTCGCGGTCGGCGCCGGGGCTGTGTCCGGGGAGGCGGAGGACCGCGTCGGCTACTTGGAGCCAGGCGAGGTCGACGCCGAGCCACGCTTCGTAGCTGTGGTCGGTGGTGGTGATCCAGGGGTGTTTGAGGTGGGGCACCAGTGGCGCGTGGCCGGCGGTGAGCAGCTGGTCGGCTGCCCGGATGGCGGCTTGGATGCTGCGCTCGGGGTCGGCGCTGTAGGGGCCGGACACGTACACGCGCAGCGGGGCCAGCGCGTCGAGGTTGGCCTGTGCCTCCCGCTCGTCGTGCTCCTCGTCGGTGAGGCGTAGCGCCAGGACGGATGTGTGGGTCCGGATCCGGCGGTACTTCACGTCGGTGGTGTGGCCGTCCCACTGAGCGCGCGGATCGTCTGCGGGGACGTGCTCGACGCGGGCGAACAGGGCGGCGTCGGAGGGTGCGATGTGCCAGGAGCATTGCCAGCCGCCGAGCGTGAGGTAGGCGATCTGCCAGTCTGGCTCGTCGATGTCGGGCGCGGGCGCGATGACGGCGCCCTCGGTCATGGTGGCGAGTAGGGCGATGAGGTGGGCGCGTTCGCGGTACGCGCCGTCGCGTTCGGCCCGCAGCTGCTGCATGGCGTGGTCGCGGACGGCGAGGACGGCGTCGGCGAGGTGGTCGTCCCAGTCCTCGTCAGGCCCTTCGCGCCAGTCCCCGCAGAAGCACGGGAAGTTGTGATCGGCGTCGGGCTCACCGTCGAGGTTGAGCCAGTGCTCACGCATCGCCGCCGCGTACTGCTCGCGGAGTCCGGTGTCCGGCGCCGTGGTGTGGTCGAGTGCGGCGAGTACGGCGTTTGTGATGGCGGGTGCGTCGGTGTAGCCCCAGGTGCCGGTGCCGTCGGTGGCGTGCCAGATGCGGGCTTTGTCGATGGCCTGGGTGAGCCGCTCGCGGAGCTCGGCGGGCACGGTCTCGCCGGGGCAGGTGTAGACGGTGCGTCCCCGCATGTCCTCATCCTGTGCGGTGGCGAGGGCTTGTAGGTGCTCGGCGACGACGCGGCAGACGCGCTGGTGCTGCTGTACGAACGTCGGCTCCTTCGGGCCGGGGACGGCTATGGCGTCCCAGAGGGCGTCGTCGAGTTGGACGGACAGCCCGGTGCCTGGATCTGCTGTGTGGGCCTGTGGCGGCGCGGGGGCGGTCGGTGCGTCGGATGATGCGCCCGGGGTGTCTGCGGCCGTCTGGGGCGGCGTGGGGCCGTCCGGCGGGGCATCGTCGAGGATCGCACGGGCCACCGCGAGGGCGGCGCGGACAGTCTTGTCGTGGTCCTTTTCGGTCGGCTCGACACCAGATGCGCGGGACAGGTCGGCATACAGACTGGCGAACTGCGCGACGCTCTCCAGCAGCTCGGCGAGCGGCTGTTGGAGGCGGGGCGCGACCAGGATGGGCGCGCCTGGTTGGGTGAGCCGAGCAGCTGCGGCGCGGAGTTGGGCGGCGGGGCTGAGGTCGGTCATCGGGTTCCTTCGGTGGTGTCGGCCCATGCGACGAGCCGCTCGGCAAGGTGCCGGGCTTGGGCCGGGTTGATGATGACCTCTGCGTAGTGGTCTTCGGTGTCGACCGATAGGCGCAGCCACGGCCACGGCCGACCGTCTTCGGGTTGGTCGTCGCGGCCGTCGCGGGTGATATGGCTCGGGATCATGGCGAGGTCGATGCCGCCGCCGCGTGGGTCGTCCTCGTCGGGGAGGATGTGCGAACCCTGATAGGTCCAAGGCGCGCCGATGGTTTCGTCGTCGCCGAGGTCGGCGACGCCTTCAATGCTGGCGTAGATGCTCAATGCTGCTCCCCGGTGTCGTTGTTGGGTTGGCGTGCGTGCCGGGCTTGGTGCTGCCGGTCCTCACGTGCTGCGATGCGGGCCAGCAGCAGGGCGATGACGGCGGCCACGACGGTCTCGAACCACTGCCCGGCCAGGGCATAGGCGACAGCGAGCGTGGCGAGAGCACCGGCTGCGGCTGCGGTGAGGAGCGGCACGGCGCCGTTGGTGCGGCTCACGGCTGCTCCTTGGCTGCTTGGCGGGCGGTTGGCCCTGTTGCGGCGGTGGGCGGTTGGTCCGGGCCGTCGAGGCTGGCGAGGATCTGGTCGCGGAGGTTGCATCCGGCGCAGGTGAGGTTGGCGCCGAGGACGTCGTGGCCGCCTTGTCCGCGGTGTGCGTGGGTGGTCTCGAGGAGGCTGACCGTGCGGCGGAGGAGCGCGGCGTAGTGGTCGAGCTCGGCGATCCGGTCGTAGAGCTGGTCGCGCTTGGCCTCGGCAAGTTCGGCGCGGCGGTAGTACTCGCCTACGGCTGCGGTCTGTTCGCGGAGTCGCTCGAGTTCGGCGTCGCTTTCGCCGAGCAGGCCGTAGAGGCGCATGACTTCCGCTTCGGTGTATTCGGCGCGGTCGTAGAGCTGGTCGTATTGGTCGCTGGTGAGGTCATCAAGCGGGATGCGCTGGTTCATCGCTGGGTCTCCTGGGGTGGCTGTCCTGATCCGTCGCAGGACACGACGATTTGGCGGTTGTTCCGCCGGAGCATTGGGTGATGACGGATGTGTCCGTTTTTGGTGAGGTTGTATTCGCGGTGGCATATGGGGCAGGTGCCGCGTCCGTGGCCGGTCATGGCTGGGGCTCCTGGTGAGTGGCGGGTTCGAGGTCGAGTGCGAGTTGCCCGGTGCCTGGACGGCTGGTGGGTGCGCGGGCGGGGCTGGGTCCGGATGCGGGCGGTGGTTGCATGGCGCGTCTGCATACGGGCCCGTATCCGTCGGGGGACGGTTGGCGGAGGCGGCGCCCACAAGAGCGGCAGCGGGTCATGCGGCGTGTGCCGGGGTGCGACGTGTGCCAACGAACCTGCGCCGGAGCGTCTTCAAGCGTCGCCTGGTGCCGCTGCCGCCACCGCCGTTCCACCACAACCAGGCCTGTAAGGCGGCGAGCCCGGCGAAGACTCCGGCGATCAGCGGGGAGCCCCGGTGCGCCCAGCCTGCTGCCAGGAGTGTGTTGGCGATCGCGAGGAGGCCTTGGTAGGTGCGCAGGGTGATGCGGTGGGTGAAGAGCGCGAGGGTGCTGCATGCGATGAGGGCGAGGGTGGTGGTGGCGAGGGTGGTCATCATGCGGCGTCCTTGGTGTCGGGCACCACGCGCAGGTGGTGTCGTGGGTTGTCGTTCCAGTGCCAGCCCTCGACCGCGGCGTCGAGTGCGGCGTAGTGGGCGGCGGCCTGCTCCGGGGTGACCGGGTTACGCGGCTCGTACGGGACGGGTGGTGGCGTAGGTCGTGGTCCGCCGAACAGGCCGGTGGGGATTTCCTCGGCGAGAAGGCGCTCCAAGGGCGTCATGACGCGGTCCTCTCGGCTGGTGGTGCTGGGCCTGCGTTGGCGGTGTCGCAGGCGTGGCAGGTGGTACGGCCGGGGCGGCTGGAGCGAGGGATGAGGTGGATTCCGCAGCCGGTGCAGCGACTGAGGGCGGCTCGCGGTTCGGCGGCGGGTGGCGGGTCGTCGTGGTGGTCTTGTCCCTGGGATGAAAATTGATCTTTGCCCGGAGGAGCGTCCACTACCTGTGGTTGCTCACCGACCTCAGCCATGTCTTGGGGTAGTTCCTTGGCTATCCCTGGGTTGTTCGGGGCGCGGTCCCCCGAACCAAACGGGGCGCGGTCCCCCGAACTCCAACGGGGCGCGGTCCCCCGAACTTCTTCCTTCTCTCCGGCCTCAAGTTCCGGTCGCGGTCCCCCGAACTGGTTCCGGTCGCGGTCCCCCGAACTTTCGGCGTGGTCTTTCCACGGCGCCGGGCTCTTCCCCGACTTCCGACGCCGCTCGTTCAGCACCGCCTCGGCGGCATCCCAGTCAGGCCGCGGGTGAAGCACGAGGACATACAGGGTGGGCTTGCCACGCTTCTGCTCGCCCTTCACGGCGACGACCCCGGCGGCTACAGCCGCCTGAAGGTAGCGGCGGCAGTCCTTCTCGTCCGCACCGGCGGCTTTCGCGATGTCCTGGATACGGATGGGCTTACGGTCACCGTTGAAGCGGAGCTCACCAGCGGCGTTGGACATGGTGCGAAGGGCATAGAGCAGGGTCAGGATGCTGCGTCGGACCTTGGTGGGCATTGCGGGAGCCCACTTCCACGCGAGGACGTTCCCGAAGGCATTGGGGACACTTCCGGGAGCCCTGCTGTACTGACCCTGCTCTGTGCTCACGTGACCTCGATCTGTTCGTACGTGCGGGAGTCGGGCACTTGGGGTGCTATTCGCGGGTGGGCTGCTGGACGGGCGCCAAGCAGGCGCCGTGAAGCGCTGAGCTGCCGAGGGGGAGGTGCGGGGTGAGGTGCACGTCGCGGTAGGCGCCCGCAGAAGCGGAAGCTGTGTATAGGTCGTGAGCGGAGTGCCAGCCGTCGTCGGCGAGCCTTTGCAGCTCGTCGCGGAATGCCTCGCGCTGCTCATCGCTGGGCCACTCTGCGGGAAGTGCAGCGGCCTTCCACGCTGCGGCCCAGAAGTCTTCGATTTGCTGCCGCGTACGGGATATGCCGGTGATGGCGCAGTTCTCCCTACTCAGCCCGTAGTACAGGCGGCTCGTGCCATGAGTTGCTGCCCATACCGCTGCGATGCTGACGTACTCGGGCTCGGCCCCGGCATCGCACACGGCGTTGCACGCTTCCCAGACCTCGTCCGACTTCTCTTGTGGAGCTGATTCGCCGTGGGTGACATACCAGGCATACTGGAAGGCGTTGATGACGTGATATCGCCTGCTGAACTCCTTCTGCTCGCGGAGAGAAGTCAAGCCGTCAGCAAGGTCGCACGACTCCAACCACACGGCGTGATCGGCGCTCTCCAGGAGTTCGTGGAGCGGTTCACCAGCCCGGAACATTCGTGAGGCAGAGGCACGGAACTCAGCCTGTTGGTCGGTGTGCGGGTCCTTCTCGAAGCATTGCGCCCACTCAGTGCCCCAGACGGTGAGCGCAGATTCGATGAATGCCTCTTCCGTCGGGTCTTCTTCTTCGTCCGGCGCATTCCCAGAAAGGGCCGCGAGGCGGCGGCCTTCCTTCTGGAGCTCTGTGACTTTGTTCCAGGCGATGCCGCAGCAGTACTTGAACTTGTTTTCGGGGAGAACCTTCTCGCGACCCATGGCGGTGTCGACGATGTCCGCCCATACCCAGGCGGGCAGTCCTGCGAGGCGGAAGTTCTCGACGCTGGGCTTCCAGTCGCCGGGCAGCTCGACAGGCTTCCGGTCGTCGCCTTTCCCGACGCCCCATCGGTCCCACTCTCGGAAGAATGCTTCGCGGTATTCGAGCTTGGGTCCTTCCTGCTCGCGCAGGTTCTTGGCGGCCTGCTTCATGGCGTCGGCCCACCGGAGGGCGTCTTCGGCTACGTCGTCAACCAGCTCGGCGTCCGGCGCGGAGCTGGTCTTGCCGCTGTTGCAGGGGCCGCAGGCAGTGACGAGGTTGTCTGCGGTGTCGGCGCCGCCGAGGGCTACGGGTGTGACGTGGTCGACGGTGAGTTTCACGTCAGGTGCGGTGCCGCCGCAGTAGCGGCAGGCGTGTCCGTCGCGGCGGAGGACTTCGTAGCGGAGGCGCTTGGAGACGGCCACAGATGGTTCCTTTGAACAGCGTTGGAGAGGCCCCTCATTGGCGGCCTCGTGTACGTACACGATCCTATCGTTCGTGTACGTACACGGCAACGCGATGTGTAGCGCTCGTGTACATACACGCGCTACGCTCCCGCCATGGCAGTAAAGGAGACCCACACCACGGCACGCCCGGTCCGTATCCCGGATGAAGACTGGGCCGACTTCGGCGAGCTCGTGGGAGACCGGGAGCGGTCGCGGGTGATCCGGGAGTTCGTCGCCTGGTATCTGCGTCGGCCCAAGGCGAAGCTTCCGGTCCGGCCTGGCGCTGAGGAGCGTGCGTCCCGCCCGTGAGCACGGCGCCGTGCCGCACCGGCCACCCGGCCAGCGCGACACACCACCCCACACCCCGGTCACACGTCCGCCCCGAGCCAACGCCGCAACCCAGCCCTGGCGTTCGCCAACGACCTGTTCCCACCAGATGGAGACGCAGGCACCGTCACCGCACGCCCATCCCGACCCGTCACCCGGTAATGACCATTCCGGGCAACCCGCACCACAAAGCCCTGACGCCGCAAAGCACGTATCAGCTGCTGCACTTCCTTGTTCACGCGATGTGTCCTGTCTGGTAGGCGTCGGCCGCTTCTGCGGCCTGGGTGGCGAGGGCCTGCTCTGCGCACACCTTGTGGGCTGGTTTCTTGCGGGAGTCGCGGAGGTGGGTGTCCCCGCCGCAGTAGCGACAGGGCGCCGGGTCCCATGACCAGTGCCGCGGGTGCCGCCAGTCGAGGAGCACCGGCTCCCCGGCCGGCGGCACGGCGGTCACGACACGCCCTGCTTGCGGCGCTGGTTGGCTTGCCTCTCGGCCGAGGCGCACCCCGGGCAGATCGGCTCTTGCGCGCGGCGGTGACGCTTGGCGCCGGCCTCCGTACCGCACGGGCCAATCGGCCGCGGCTCGGGTGGTGGACTGGGTCGGCGTCGCGCCAGGGCCCGCCGCTCGGCACTCCGGTCGCCTTCGCTCGTGCCGCCCCAGATGCCGTCCTCGTGGTGCTCTAGAGCCCACTGCCCGCATACCTGCATGACGGGGCACTGGTGGCAGACGGCCTTAGCAGCTTCGATCATCGGCGCGTATTGAGCAGTCTCCCCGAGTGGGTAGAAAAGTTCCGGGTCCTCATCGCGGCACAAGCTGTTGGCGCGCCAGTCGCGTGCGAATGCGTGGGTGCTCACCGCGCTGCCCCCCGCATCACCCGATCTGCGAGGTGCCCGCCCGCGACGCACCCGGGCATGCCGCACACATTCCTGACCTGGCCCTCCGGTACGCGGCCATGATGGATCCGGAACGCCACCCGGTACGCCGACCCCTGAAAGCCGCGATGCCGCACTACCGGCACACCGGCGGAGTTACGCCACCCGGTCCACTCCAGGTGCCCGCCGTCGGGCCGGGTGTTGGCCTCCCACTTCTGTTTGAGGGTGAGGGGCTGCGGTGTGTGGACGAATACGGGGATGCAGAGTTCGGCGCGGATGCGGCGTACACGGACGCGGTCGGCACGGAGTTCGCGGGCGATGGCGGTGTTCGATTTGCCTTCGCGGAGGGCGGTGATGATCTGGTCGCGGGTGGCGTTCTGGTTCACCGTGTGGTCACCGCCTCGCGGTCGGGCCGCTGGCAGCCGGGCTGGCGGTAGACAGGTCAGGCATCTGCGGCCTCCCGGGAATCCCGGACCGTGCCGCATGCGACGCAGGTGGCGGTGCCGGCCTGGTCGTCTTCGTGCGCCGTGTAGCGGACGCATCGGTCGCAGTCGGCGATGACCACGAGGTACGCGCTGGCGGGGTCGAACGTGGCGTGGTGCGTGCGCGGCGTGTACCGGTGGCGCAGGCATCGCACGACCGCGGCGAGCCGGACATGCACCGCCCACACCAGGACCGCGAGACCAACGCCGGCCGCAGCACCAGCAGCTTGGGTAATCACCAGGTCACCTCCGTCAGGGCGAGCGCCCCAGCCCGATCGGCCAGGTCTGCCCGGTAGCGGGCGCAGGCGCGTAGTGCGCGCTCGAGCCGGTCCATGAGTCGCTCGAGCTCGCCGTCGTTCTGCGCCTCGTAGGCGGTTTCCAGCAGCTCCGAGAACCGCCGGTTACGGCCCTCGATCCGCATGAGCGCCGCATCGATCTCGGCGTTCTGGCGGGTGATGATTTGGCGGGCGGCGTACTCGGTCTCAGCGACCCGCGCGGCGGCCTTGGCGTGCACGCGCATACGGTCGAGCCGGTCACGCAGATCAGCAATGTCACGCCGGTACCGGCGTCGGCTAACGAAGAGCACCGGTGGCCTCCTTGAACAGGATCAGTGGCCACTGCGGCCGGACGGTCGGGGCGAGGTGTTCCTTGCCGGGCGTGCGCGCGAAATAGGCGGCGCGGTCGCGGGCCTGCTCGGCTGCCCACCCGATCTGCTGCTCGTGCAGCTCGGCGAGGAGCGCGTGGCCTACCTCCGGGTACTGCTGGGCGACACGCCACGCGACCCGGCACGCGGCGATAGCGTCGGTGTCCGCCGAGTGCGCGCCGTCCAGCGCCACCTTGTAGTGGGCGCACAGTGCACCGAGATTGCGGGAGCCCTTGCGGTACGTGTCGAATTGCCGGTCCAGGACCATGGGGTCGATGACACGGAGCTGGTCCGGGCCGATGATGTCGACCAGCGGCTGTATGCCGTGGCGCCGGGCCTCACGGTCGAGCAGCGTCAGGTCGAAGGCCGCGTTCATGGCGACGATCGGGATACCGTCGCGCTGCACCTGCGCGAGCGCGGCCACGATGCTCTCGACAACCTCGGCAGCTGGGGCACCCTCGGAGCGCGCCCGATCGGTGGTGATGCCGTGGATCTTCGCCGCGGCGTCGGGGATCTCCACGCCGTCGACGTCCGACAGCCACGCCGCGGACTGCACCGGATGTCCACCACCGCACTGCACAACCGCCGCGGTCACGATCCGGTCAGACTCGACATCCAGGCCCGAAGTTTCGGTATCGAATCCAGCGAGCCTTTTCTCATGCCAAGCCATCGGACACCGCCTTCGGGAGGAACCGTCCGGTATCCAAGTCACGACGGCTACCGGCGTATGCCGTCGAACGTCGGTTCTTTGCCTGCGTGGAAATATCGGCCCATCGGCAGTTGTCGGGCCCGTACTCGCGGTCGTTGTTGATGCGGTCGAGCGTCATGCTTTCGGGGCGTTCGCCCATGTCGGCGAGGAAGTTCTCGAACTTGCGCCACCGCTCGCACACGGTGATTCCGCGTCCGCCATAGTTAGCCCACCCTTTATGTGTGGGGTTGGTACAGCGGTTGATCATGTCGGACCACGTCATATAGATCGACGTTCCACTGTGTCCGTGCGTCGTGCTGCGGGCAATGGTCACTTCATCGCGGAGACATCCGCAGGATCGGCTTTTCCTCCACTCGCCGAACGGAACCGAGTGGTCTCTCCCGCAGTCACAACGGCACTTGACGCGCCTCTGTCCGGGGTCGCGCTGGGCCGTAACAACAAGCCGCCCGTACCGCTCGCCGACCAGGATGACCCGCTGCGTGTTGGCAACATGCTGGCCGTGCGCGCACAGTTCCGAGACTGGATATACCTCAATCTCGACTTTGGGGCGGGGGATCAGGGAGAGCTTGAACCCGTCTCGCTTTGCGTAGTCGATGCGGCGCTTGATGCGCGTGTCCGCTGCATAGATCCGCTTCCATACCTGCGCTGCACCAGCAGTGTCAGCGTCTGCCGGAATGACCTGGCAGGGACATTCGCATGGGCGCTGGAAGAGCCAGATGCAGTCGGTCAGGAGGTACATGTCGCCATTGACCTCGGCATACAATTGGTGGCTCACTGCTCGCCCCCGGCGGTGAGCTGCGGCAGGTCGAGATGAGCGAGGCGCCCATCCCGCCACGCGGCGGCAATCGCCTGCTCGGCACCGTCAGCCATCAACACGCGGTGTGTGGCCTTCCGCCACACCCGCACGTCCACACCCGGCACATCGTGCAGCTCACCCGTCTCGGTATTGACGACGCGGGCCACGCCTGCTGCGCCCATCTCCTTCAGCAGCCGGTTGGCGAATGCGGTGCGGACCTCGGTGACGACCCGGGAAACGACCTCATCTGGGTAGGTGTCGCGGACCCACTTCAGAAACAGGTCCGAGTCGACGACTCGGGCTTCTTCCTTCGGTGTGGTCAGACTGGTGGTGGCCAGTGGTGTGCCGCCAGGCAGTTCAGCCGCTACACGGGTGGTGCCCGTTGTTTTCTTGGCTGCGTCCAGCTGGAGTTGCGTGTCTTCGCGTGCAGCGTCGTAGGCGGCCTTGACCTTCTCGTGGACGGTCTTGAGGACGGCCTCGCGCTCAGCGGCTTCTTTCAGTCCCATATGCGATGCTCCCTATGGGGCCGCCCCTTCATGGGTGTGCGGGGGCGGCCCCGGTCTGTGAGTGGTCAGGCTGCGGTGCCGCGGAGCTGGTTGAGGAGTCCGCGGATCGCGGCCGGGGACACGTCGGCCAGTGGGGCGCCGAGCGCGCCGTAGGCATCGGCATCGATGTCCGTGAGCCCGGCCTCAGCCGCGAACTCGTGGAGCTCAGCCACGACCACGGCGTGCTCATCCGCGGCCGGCTCGTCAACCACCTCGCCCTCCACCACATCGTCATCCGCCCGCTCGGCGGGAGCAGCCTGCTCGGCGGCGGCCTTCTCCCGGCCTACAGCGGCGATCTGCTCCAGATACTCCGGAACAGCTCCGTCCTGCGCAGCCCGGCGGTAGACGACGCGTACAGCCTCGGCGTCCGCGGCCCCGCGCGCCTCGTGGAGATAGTCCCGGCCCTGCGCCGCCGTCTGCGGCCCGGCTTGCGCGGCGACAGGACGGAGCGGCTGCACCGGGGCGTCGACCGGGTTGCCGTCCTGGTCGACGACTGCGCCCAGCTCCTCAGGCGTGTAGATCGTGCCCTGCAAGATCTCGGAGCAGGCAGCGCGCGCAACCTCGGTGATCGCGCGAGCCTTGAGCATGGCGGCGGGGAACTGCTGCCAGGTGTCCTTGCCAGTCAACTTCGCAGCCTGAGCCCGTTCGATGGTCCACACGACACGGAACTCGAACTCAGGGTCGTCAGCCCGGATGACTACGGCCTCCGCGCGCCGGTCGTCACCCGTCACGCGGAGCTTGTGACCTGCGCGGCGTACGAGTCCGGCGATCAGGTCAGCGGACGCGGTAGGCCGCCCCTGGATGACGTGGATGGACTGGACGGCAGTCATGGGATCTACGCCGAGGGTCTGCCCGTAGGAGATGGCCCACAGGAGGTTGGCGGGCTGCTTGAAGTACTGCTTGGGGAGAAGGTTGGACTCTGCCAGCGCGCGGGCGTATTCCATCTGTGCGGCGATGACGTTGGGTTGGTAGTGGGCGGGAAGGTTGGCGCTCATGCCTGGTTCCCCCGGTGGTTGGTGGTGTCGTCTGTGGTCGGCTGGTGTTCGGGGCAGAGCCAGGTGTCCATCGGGTGGTGGGACCAGCCGCGCTCTTCGGCCTTCGCGGACCAGGCGCCGTGGGGGCAGTGTGGGTGGGCGCAGTCGATGAACTCGCCGAGATCGGCGCGGGTGGACTCGGCCTGGGGGCTGTCCTTCCCGTGCTCGTCGGCCATCAGGCGCAGCGTCGTGACAGCCTCGTTCCAGGCTTTCGGCGCGGAGACCAGCGAATCCTCTGGCCCTAGACAAGCGAGACCATTGGCTGCCTCGCGCAGCCCCTCTGCCACGCCGCGCTGATATGCGGCATCAATGTGGGGCAGTACGAGTTGGAACCCTGCCTCGGTGAGGCCGGGCCCCTTCTCGAAGGCCCATTCCGTGATGGCTTCCAGGGTGCCGCGCAGCCCAGCGAGCGCGGCCTCTTCACGGGCACTCATGCTGTCCTCCGCTCGCGCTGCGCGGACACCGGCACCGGGCCGGCCAGTTCCCGCAGCCTGTCGGCCAGCGCCAGGACCTCACGCCCATACACCGGCAGCTCAAAGCCCAGATCAGCCACGAGCTGCTCAACCAGCAGAGACTCCGGCCGGTGACCGTCATACGGCCCGGCTGTGGCCCGCTCCTCAGCGATCTCCAACAGCACGTCGAGGTGGTGGTCCACCAGGTCCAGGACCAGAGCGGTGACGGTGTGCTCGACGTCCAACACGACACCGGTAGGGGTACGGCGGACGTAGATACGGTGCGGGCCAGACACCACAGGGCGGCGGCCAAGAACGCGCGCCAAGGCGCGACGGATGGTCTTCACTGGATGCCTCCAGAGCGGGAAGAAGAAGAGCGGTGGCGGCCGGTAGGGCTCGGCGCTGGCGTGGGCTTGGGCTCCGGGCGGGCGACGTGCCGATTGACGCGGCAGCACACGATGCTCGCGCCGACCGCATACACGCCCGTCGAGCCGAGGGCATACAGGAACGTCTTCACCACGCACCCCCATCAGGGAGCAGCCCGCACGCCCTTGCCCGGGCAAACGCGGCAGTCGCAGAGCCCACACCGAGGCGCCTGTACAGGTGCCGTCGCTGTGACTTGACCGTGTGCGGCAACAGATACAACCGCAGCGCTGTCTCCACGACCTTCTCCCCGCGTGCGATGCCCAGCAGGACACCCATCTGCCCCGCAGTGAGCACCGGGGCTGTAGCCGGTGGCACGAAGTTCTTGTCGATCTCGTCGGCGAGTGCTTCGGCCTGGACCATCGTGATAGGCAAGGCGAGCCGGTCCGCGGCGGCGATCACGACGTGGCGCAGTCGGGCATTGGGCTGGTTCATCCGTCCACCGCCTCGGGCGGCTCAGACGGGTCCAGCAACTGATGCCGGAACTCGGCGAGCTGCCCCTCGCGGTAAGAGATGAGGTCGTCGCGCACCGTCCGGCAGTGCTCCTCGGTCGAGTTCTCCACGACCAGCCGCTGCTCCTGCCGGTCCCACAGGGTCGCGAACACCCCGTTGCAGCCGATCACGTACCGGTCTTCCATGGGCGCCAGCACCCTCGCCCCCGCCCAGACCGCCGACTTCTGCGCCTGCCCGGCGAGGATCGCGGCCGTCGCATCCTGCAACGCGGTCTGGAGTTCCCGCGCCCGGGCGGCGTACCGATCGGCAGCGCTCCCCGTAGAGAGGGCTCGGGTGCGGGCCATGCGCCAGGCGGTGCGGTACCGCCGCGATGCTGCCTCCAACTCGCCGACACGGGACCGCAGCGCGTCACGCTCGGCCTCCACAGCCCGGAACGCGACAGTCATCTCGGCCAGCGCGGAATTCGTGCTCGTCCGCTCGTCCAGCAGCTCGGCGATACGGAGCCGCAGACGACCAACATCGCCCTCAGACACGTCCCGCTCCGCGCGGGCCTGCCGCAACTCCGCCCGCAAAGCAGCGTCCGACATCGCCATCACGCCACCGCCCCACGGTCTGGGGCGAACTCGGCGTGCGCCTTGCCCACCGCGTCCAGGTACTGCGCGACCTGCCACCGCTCCCAACGCCGCCAGTTCGGGCCGTACATGGCCTGGAACTCGGCATCGACCTCGGCGAGGACGGACTCCTCCACGTCCTCAGCGCGCACCATGCCTAGCGCCGCCCTGGGTACGAGGGGCCCGAACCACTGCTCGACCGCCCGCAGCGTCCACGGGAACGACGTCCAATCGCCGCGGTCCTCGGGGTTACGCGGCTGGTCACAGGCCACCAGCACATCGCCATCGGCGTCGCGGCCAGTCACGCGCCATTCGTCGCCGTCGCGGTCTACGTAGACCGCGGCTGGTGTGGTGGGTGGTGCGAGGTCAGTAGGCTGTGTCACGGCCTGCCTCTCTTTCTCTTGTGGTGTGGGTGGGTCGGGGGTCGTCGGGTGTCGTCCGGCGGCCCCGCTTTATGTGTCAGGCGGCTTTCGCTGCCTCAGCGGCTTTGCGTGCGTGCCGGGCCGAGGCGAACACGGCCCGCAGCTGCTCCCACCGCTCGATTGACAGCGGCGGTGCGGCATCCACCAACGCCCGGGCCTTAGCGACAGCAGCGGGGCCCAGACTGCGGGCGGCGGCGGCGCGGTCAAACGGGCGGCCGTTCACGCGGCACCCGCCGCTGCTTCTGTCTCGTCGGGGTCTTCGACGCTGCGCCCGGTAGGCGTGAAAAGGATGAGGACGTCAATGCCGATCGCTGACGCGATCGCGTGCGCCGCCTCGGCTGGGACGCTGGCCTGCTCTCCGGTGAGGAGTCCGCCGATGGTGCCGTGCGGGAGGCTGACGGCTTCAGCGAGCTTCCGAATGCTGATCTGGTGGCCGGAGCCGGTGCGCTGCATCAGCTGTCTCATGAGGGTTCGGTTGATCAACTTGTACCTGGGTGATGGATCTGCCACGTCACGTCCTTCGGACGGATCGTCTGAAAATTCGGACAGACCCAGCATGACACGCCCCGGACGATGCGTCCAGCTTTTCGGACAGTCGATCTCGATCCAGTCAAACCATCCGCGCGCACTAGCGCCACATGGCCGGAACCGTGGACACTCTGTCCGGGACAGCGATTCGATAAGGCGCGCAGCCTGGAACGACCAGCATGCGCGCCACGGCCATATGAGCACCCCACTGCCCATAGCGACCAAGAGACAGGACGGTCATGACAGACGAGAGGACAGACCTCTCCGAGCTCGTACGCAGCAGGCGCGCCGAGCTACGGCTCGGCCTACGGGGGCTCGCCGAGCGCTGCACCGACCCGGAAAACCCAGCCGCCGGATCCCTGTGGACCCGCACCACCCTCAACACTCTGGAAACCGGGAAGATCAAACCACCACGGCTGCCCGAACTGCGCGCACTGGCACGAGGTCTGGACCTCCCACTCGGCAAAATCCAGGACGCGGCTGGCGCCCAGTTCTTCGGCATCGACACACTGTGGTCCGCCAGCGGCGAGGCGCGCGCACTAGTGGAACGCGCCGACCGGATGACACCCGAGCAGCGCGCCCAACTGATGCGGCTACTGGACGCATTCGCCGAAGGGAATGCGCAGAGCCGCCAGTGCGGGGGAACCTAGAACTGTTACAACTTAGAACTACTGAACTTGCACCCCTGGTCGCATCGTCACCGACGGGCGCATGCTGTATCCCACGCTGGGGGGCGATCATTCCGCCAGATTCTTCCGGAACCTGTCACATAAGGACCGGCATGGTCTGGCGACACTGCTCGTGATTAGGGGACTTCATGTCACTGCCTGTAGCGCGCGTGGAACTTGTCGACGACCTGCCCGGCGATCTTCCTCTTCTGGTCCTGCAGCGCGACGGCGAGATCGTCGTCCAGGTAGTCCGCGGCGAGATGAGCGAGCGATGCGCCGCGGCATGGGCACACATGCTGCAGCACGCATTCGCCAATGGCATATGGGAGCAGCACTGGCCCGAGCTACGGCCGACCGACGAACACACCCGGGTCGACCAGCACATTTAACACAGCGCTTCACCAGCCACCGCCAGAGCGAACAAGGCCCAAACACTCACCTGGCGTGCCATGCTGGCCCATGCCCATCGACATGCCACCCATCCCTACCCGCGCCGCCATCTATGTGAGGATCAGTCGGGATCGTGAAGGCGCCGGCCTCGGTATCCAACGGCAACAAGAGGACTGCGAGCAGCTCGCCCGACAGCTCGGCGTCAAGATTGTTGCCGTCTACAGCGACAACGACCTCAGCGCCTACAGCGGCAAGCCCCGCCCGGGATACAAACAGCTCCTCGACGACCTCCGCTCCGGCCGCGTGGACACCGTCCTCGCCTGGCACACCGACCGCCTCCACCGCTCACCGGCGGAGCTCGAGGAGTACATCGACGTTTGCGAGCCACGCCGTATCCAGACCCGCACCGTCAAAGCCGGGAACCTGGATCTGACCACCGCTACCGGCCGGATGCTCGCCCGCCAGCTCGGCGTCCAGGCCCGCTACGAGGTCGAGCGGATGGTAGAGCGGCAGAAGCGCACCCGCGACCAGATGGCCCAGCACGGCAAGTGGTTCGGCGGCCGCCGCCCCTTCGGCTACGAGCCAGACGGTATGACTGTCGTAGATGCCGAGGCTGCTCTCATCCGGGAGGCGGCCGATGCCGTGCTCGCCGGGGCATCGCTCCGCTCCATCGCCGCGGACTGGGCCGAGCGCGGGATCATCACCAGCACCGGTCACCGGTGGGAGGGCCCCGAGCTGCGGAGCATGCTCCTACGGCCACGTAACGCCGGGATAGTGAAACACCGAGGAAAGGAAGCCGGCCCGGCGCAGTGGCCGCCGGTCCTCGACGAACCACTGTGGCGCAGTGTGCGCGCGCTCCTGCAGGACCCCGAGCGGCGCACCACTCCGGGCAACGAGCGTAAGTACCTCGGATCCAACATCTACCGGTGCGGGAAGTGTGGGCAGACCATGCGCTGCTCGACCAGCAACAAAGCCAAAGGCGGCCAGTACTTCGCGGCCTATAGCTGCCGGGCGAGCAAACACCTGGTCCGCCGATGCGATCCGCTCGACGACTACATCCAGCTGCTGATCCTCGACCGGTGCTCCCGCGACGACGCCGCCGAGCTGCTCGCCGAGCGTGAGGACCCGGTAGACGTACGGAGCGCGCAGACCGATATGCGGGAGGCCCGAGAGACGCTGGACGCACTTGCGACAGAACTCGGTACAGGCGAGATGGACATACAGGAATGGCGTGCCGCATCGAAGGCCGCACGCGCCCGCCTGAAAGCCGCCGAGGAACTGCTGGGCCGCGCAGTGGAGGCGAACCCTGTGGTGGGCCTGGTGCAAGCAGAAGACCCGGCGGCGGCGTGGAACCGGCTGGACCTGTCGCGGCGGCGGGCGGTACTCACATACCTGATGACGGTCACCGTGCACCCCGCGCGACGCGGACGACTCCCGGGTGGGACCTACTTCGACGCCGAATCGATCGAGGTGGTCTGGAAGTAGGCAAGGCCCCGGCTGTCCGCGACGGGGGCACGGGCCGGACCTTGCTTGAACGTAGGGCTGGCACGTTCAAGATTTGCTCTCCTCGCGCGCGGGCCGGACCACGGGGCAAGACCTCCGTTATGGAGGTCATGCGGTCAGTCCTCGCGCGCGCGGGCCGGACGTGATGGTTACAACGTCACCATCACTCGCAGTGCTGCTCTCCTCGCGCGCGCGGGCCGGACCGCCTGGTCAAAGGGCCGCACGTGTAATACGCACGTCCAGCCTGCTCTCCTCGCGCCCCCGGAAGCGCGCTGTACGCGTCTCCAGGGGCCGCGGGCCTGCCGGTAGCGACTCGGGGGCGGACGTCCACCGGCAGACCGGCTCACGTACGGTCCGGTCCGCTCTCACCCCGGCGGGCGCGGACACGCTCGAGGAAGCTGGCGATCCGCGCCGCCTGCTCCCTCGCAGCCCGAAGCCCGGGGACGTCGTCGATACAGCGCGTGCAGCCGGACCAGGTCCATCCTGGCCCGGACTGTCCGGGCATGTGCACGCTGGCCAGGTCATCGGCCTGCACCCGGCGCCGGCAGTGCGGGCAGCGCGTCACCGCGTCGTCTCCCGCCACGTGCGGCGCAGCGCCTGCCCGTCCTCGCACCCATCCGCAATGTGGAGACACACATCGCATGCGGTGGCGTGATCCATGAAAGCCCGCCACGCACGCTGCTCGCGGTCCGGGCGAGAGGGGTGCTCGCTGTAGGTGGTGGGCGGTAGATTCGACATGTCTGCCTGCTCCCATCAGGTGGGCCACACCCCCGGGCCGGTAGCACGGCAGCGGGGGTTACCTTGTGCCACGCAGCGTAGTCCCGCTTGTATCGCTCTGTCTCGACCTGTATCGACCTGAGTCTGTCCGGACGCATCCGGATCCCGGGATGCCGCCCCGTAGAGCACTGCCTAGCGTCGAGCTATGGCCGTAGACCCCGATGCCGAGATCGACCACGATGGACCGGTGACCCCGTACAGGCAGCTCGCCGAGATCCTCCGCGCCCGCATCAAGCGGGGAGACTGGGCAGAAGGCCGGCCGATCGCGTCAGAGACGCGCCTGGTACAGGAGTACGGGCTGGCGCGGTCGACGGTACGGCGTGCGATCGCGGTGCTCGTCGAGGACGGCGCCGTGTGGACGGTGCAGGGCCGCGGCACCTATGTGGGGCAGCCGCCCGAGCCGGAATAGATGCCCAGGTCGCGAAGGCTCCGCGGGTGCACTGCTCGGCCCTCATCCGTCCGGTGGGGGCCGTCGTGCTGTGCGGGCCCGGGCATGACAAAAGCGCCCCCTGCCCGGCCCGAAGGCCAGACAGGGGGCGCAGTGCCATGAACAGCAACGCCCCGGTAAGGCGCTCCCAACGCCAACCCCGGGGCTCACACGGAGAGAACGGATCCCCGTGGCTGCTGAAAGTCAGCCTACCGTTCCGCGCGTTACTTGGCGCCGTGGTGCGGTTCGCACGCAGGCGGCTTGAACCCGGGGTGCGGGTTCCCATGCTGCCCGGGGGCACAGACGAACCCCGGGTTAGTGCCACCCGGACCCGGATCCGCCGCAGCCACACCAGCAGTGCCCGCCACCGCCATCACCGTGAGCCCGAGCACCGCGAACATCTTCTTCACCATCAGCTTCCTCTTCCCTCTCGACCACCTCGAGCACTCACCCGAGGATGTGTATAGGCAGCCAGATCATGGTGGCTTCCAGCACGCCGACGATGCCCAGGAACACGGCCGGATGCTGCTTCGCCCACGGCCGCAGCCACTCGCTGTACGTGTCACCCTGCTTGCGGTTCAGCAACGCCCGCGCCTCCAGCCCAGCACCTGCCGCCAGCAGCAGCCCAACACCCGCCGTCAGAACAGCCCACACCCACACCACGGCAGCCCCCTTCAGTTCCCCGGGCCGGGGTTGTCCGCCAGGTGCCTATCCAGCCGGTCCTTCAACTCGGACACCTCTTGGGTAGTCTCGTCCAGCTTCCGTTCCGTCCGCGTCACCGTGTCCTTGATGGACCGGCCGCCGTTCGGCGCCAGCTCCCGTACCGCGTCCACGATCGTCACGATGCGGCGGTTCACCCGCCACAAGGTGCGGGCCAGCGCACTAATCGCAAGAAGCGCGGCAGCCCCGCCCCCGAGATAGATGATCAGATCCACCGGTCGCCTCCCGCGTCACGACCGGGTCCGCGGCGGCAGCCAAGCCGCCGACGCAGAGTCACCGATGAAAGAACCCACAGCACCCTTCACAACAGTCACCGCAGCCGGCAGCGCCGCCACAGCCGCCGCCTTCCACGCCGACACGCTCACCAGATCAGCACCATCCGCGAGCAGCAGACCGAGGAACACCGCGGCGTACGTGGCCGCAG